TATAAGTTTTATCACATTTTTTTTCTATACCATAAGTTGATTGAGCCTGACAGACCAATTTATCCCCAAATAAATTTAATTTGGGATCAAATGCGTTAATATTTGTTGTAAATCCTTTTGCACTATCCCAAGAAACACTATTTTTTGGGACACCACTAGTATCAAGTCCCAAGTCAAGATTTGCTGCATCAGCAAACGAAATTGGTATTGGTGAAGTTTCCTGTGTTGTAGATGCTGTTGGATTTGCTTGGTCTACTTCTTTATTTTGTCTTACTTCTCTTTGTGTTGCTCGTACTTTACCTCCAGGATGACCAGTAAATGGTTTAAATCCTGAACTCATATCTGCTTTTACATTCTGCTCACTAATTAAATTCTTAACTCCATCACTTCTATGAAGAAGACCAAGAACTACTGGTTGTTGTGCGTCATCACCATCCAAGAAAAAACCAAAACAAGTTTCTCCACCTTTTAAGTCTAATGTTTTTCCTGTTCCACCTTGAGCACTACCAAAGGCAGGATCTATCATTACCTGTGCCCAAGGTAAATCCTCATCACTTAAAACAGAACCAGAAAAGGGATGATAACCAATAATTCTTACTTTACAACGATAGTTCCAATCACCATTAAAATAATCTGCTGCTTTTTTCCAATAATCTGGGTGAGCAATTTGCCCTATCCACCAACTGAAACCATCCTTTCCAATATAATTGGATTTTAATAAAGCCTCTTCAATCATCGTAAATTCTACACTCCAATGCGTTTGGGTTTAAATCACAAAATATTTCTAATGAACTTGGTATTCCAATAGCATCTGGATGGTGCTTTTGATATTCTAAAAGTTCTTCTAGATATGCGTTCAAATATCTCTTTCTTTGTTTATTTGACGAGAAATTTTCTAATTCCTCACATATATCGTTAATAAGTTCTTGTAGTTCCATTTCTCTTATTTATTTGAACTATAAAGACCGTAACTATCACGAAGCAATCTTAAACTTGTAACCATTTGTCCACCCTCAAAATGATGTCTTAATTCTTTAATTAAATAATATCCACTTTGCTCTTCATCTGATGTCATATTTGTATTTCTATCTATTCGTGGAAACTCTGCGTGAATAATTCCACCAACCTTCAAATTAACATTACAAGGAACAACCATATTTAGTGCCTGTGTGAACAATAAATTGTACCGAGAATAAGACATAGCCATATCAGCACCACTTCTCAACTTATCACTCACTGAACCATCTGGTTTTAATGCTCCCCTATCTGATGTTCTCACCATAATACGAGAAATACTATCACCAAATTCATCAGATACGGCAATACTTTCAGCACCACCCAATTTATTCTTAACTTGGTCTTTTACTTTATAAGTATACAAATCCAAAGTATTGGAATACAAATCATAAAAATAAGTTTTATTTACATACATACCAACTCTTAATGATTTCATTAAGTCAATATTCTTTTCATAATTATAATTTAATATATTAAAATTAGTTTTTGTCTGATTTTCCTCAATCACCTGAGTGAAAAGATAATATGGTATATTTTCTTTATCGGCACTATTTGTTTGTATCTTTGTGCTTGAAACTAAACTATCAATACTTCTAAAATTAAATCCATCTTTGTTTTCATAAAATAAGAAACCAGCAGTTCCTCTTGCTTCTTCACCAGAAGTTCCTGAATTTTGTCCGTTTGCTGGAACTGCTTTTGGTCCCAACCAAGTTAAAACGTGAAATGGTTTGCGATTATTTCCAATAAAAGAATAATCATTTGATGTTCCTTCTATATTTTCACTCTTATACTTCTTAGTCTTCAAATCATCTTTAAGAATTTTAGTTACAGTCGTTTGTAAATTTCCTCTATAAATTGTTTGGCACCTTGAAGTCTCATTTGTTAATCCCTCACGAGAAACAAGATTTAAAGTAAACATTTCATTTGAATGTTGTGCGTCAAGGTTGCTTACTTTATAAACATATAAGTCATCAAGCACAAACTCACCAAAAGCAGTATCAACACTAATTGTAACTTTCTCTCCACCACGAATTGGTAAGATATTAAACAAGGACGAACTATTGATTAGTTGTGCAATAGCAGTCACACAAGGAGATAAAATATCCTCAAAATAATCAAAGAACAAACAAGAGTTTGTAACATCAACAGTTGTCTTACCATCCAAAGTTTGAATGGTAAAATAATTGGGTTTAAATGAACCTACTGCTGCTGCCATTACGTTGCGGAAAGATTAGTGAGTAACATAGTTTTCATAAGACTATTTACCACCTGACCTTCTGTTGGTCCAGGCATAATCACAGTTCCACCACCTCCACCCCCTCCAACGGGAATATAGACTGGTCTTTGTTGTCCTCCACCACCTCCACCCATCATTATAGGCATTACAGTCATACTTGATTGTGGTTGATTATAAGATGGATAAGTTTGTATTTGAGGTACTGGTGGGGCAGCAGCAGGAACAACTTGTGCTTGTGGTGCTGGTTGTACTATTGCTTGCATAGCAGTTAACTGCTTATTATATGCCGCAGCATCGGCAGGATGTACATTATCTGCTCCTGGAGTAAATCCACCACCAAATCTTACAAATCCAGGATATTTTGCTGCTAATGCAGCAAGTTCTTTATTTGCTTGTATTTGGTCTTTTCTATTTCCAGATTTAGCAGTTCCTGATAATAAAACAGAAGCAGCACCCATAGACTTCAATGATTCAAGTTGCTTTTGAACATTTCCAATATCTTTTACATTATTTGCAAGTCCAGAAGATAACTCAACTGTATTTCCTTTTATTCTTCCATTTTGGTTCATTTCATTAATATATCCCATCACTTTATCTGGAGAAGCACCAACAACTGCCTTTCCTTTTTTTCCAGTCGCATCCATTTGTCCCTTTGCAATACTATCACCAATTACTACATTTTCTTTTCCTTGTTTTATTTTTTGGTCTCCACCATCTTTTGTGAATTGAGATTGTTTTTGTAAATCTTTTTTATTCTCTTCTTTTTTTGGTTGTACTTGAGAAACTCCAGATTTGCTGGATTTTAACAAAGGGTAAGGGTCTATATAATTGCCTTTTGTATCTTTACGCATATAATGAAGATGTGTATTTTCACCATCATCTGCAACTTTAGCAATCTTTTGTCCGGCCTTAACTTTTTCCCCGACTTTTACATTAGGTATTGTATGACCGTAAAGTCCTTGTTGCCCATTACTATATTTGATAATAACTGCTCCACCAACATCCCCATATCCATTAGGATATGCATCTATAACAGTTCCATCACGAGAGGAAACAACAGGACTATTTGGGTCAACTCCAATATCTTGTCCTTTATGTTGTCTTTTCCCTCTCATTGAATAAAAATTCCCAGTTGAAGTATTGAATTGAGGATTTCCACTAGGTAAAGGGAATATTTCATCTCCAGTTCCAGTTAATTCTACATCTTCTCCCTTTTTATTATAATCAAATTTATCATTTTTTGTTTCCCCTTGTTCCCAATCTCCAACTTGACTTTCTTCCATCTGCTGAGAAACACTTCCAAACAATCCCATCGCAACTCCTCTCTCAAATCTACTCACAGCAGCATCAAACTTATCTATTGTATCCTTAAATATAAGACCAGAAGCAATGCCCTTTTGTTTTCCTTCTTGTCCTTTTAATTTTTCAGAAAGTTTTTGTTTAAGAGTACTTCCACCTTCATATACCCTATCCGCAGTATATCCACCAAGAAAACTTCCAGCCATACTTCCAACAACAAAACCAAGTCCAGGAATAGGAATAAGTGCTTGACCAATTGCTCCTCCAAGAAGACTACCAGCAAGTGCTCCACCTGCTCCTGCTGCTGATTTTCCTACACTTTCACCTTCCGCAAGACCAGTCGCAAAATCAAGTCCAGCAAAGAGTGCATTACCAACACCAACTGCTCTCATACCACCCAGTTTCAATCGTGGTCCACTAAGTGTTGGTTTTGGTGGTTTTAATTTTGGTGGTCTTTGTGGTTTTCCAAATTTTCCTCTACCTGGAAACATATTACCAACAAATCCACCAAGGTCTAATGCTCCACTAAACAAAGAACCTAATAGATTTCCTGGTCTTCCAAAATTACTTGCGATATTTAAACTCGCAAGTGCTCTTATTTTTTTCTTGTCTGGTAGTTTTAATTTTTCTAACGATCTATTTTGTACTTCTAAAAATCTACCAAAATCTTTATACTCACGTTGAAATCTCGGTAAAGAATTTGACCTCGAACCAAGTGAAACAATATTATTTGCCGCAGCAACTAATGGGGAAGAGAGTGTTTTTTTCATTATCCGTCAACGATATTATAGACCATTCTAGAATAAAGAACTAAGAAATTATTAGGATTTCCTGCTGGTAAAAATGGAACTGATGGTCCACTACCTTGTGAACCACCACCACCACCTCCACTACTGCCTCCTCCTCCTGATTGTTGTTGTCCTCCACCACTCATATCAATAGGAAGATAATTTACTTGTGGTTGAGATTGTGCTATTTGAGAAACTGCTGCTGCTCTTTGTGCTACTTGAGTTTGTGCTGTTTTTGCTGCTTCTACTTGTGCTGCTTGTGCTTGTGGTGTTTTTGCTGCTTCTACTTGTGCTGCTGGTGGTTGTGATACTTGCTGTGCGATTTGTTGTTGTGCTACTGATTGTGTTGGTGCTGCTGCTACTTGTGGTGTTGCTGAAACAATAGGTTTATTACCACCACTTCTAATATTTTTTAGTTCAGATATAGTTTGCGTGTATTTTTTGCCTGCTGCATTTCTACCAGCGGATGCATCTTGGTAGGTCATATCTACAGTACCACCAAGTTTATTAGCATTAATTTGTCCCTGAGGAAGTCCCCTCCACGTTCCAGAAATTTTTTGTAAAAATTGTTCTTCTGTTATTTTTCCAGATAAAAAATCATTCATTCCATGACTGGTTTTAAGTTCATTTAATGTGATAGCATCTTGAACTTGTGGAGTGAATTTAGTATTCTCATCAAATCCAGCTTTTTTAGCCCTTTCAAGTAAAAATTGAGGCATTTGTTGATATTTTCCAATTGCACCATTCGCATTTTTTGCTAGCCATCCAATTGTCTTTTCTGATGCTTTGCCTGCTGTTTTTCCTGCACTTGTATTAAAACTATCATAACCTTCTGGTCCTTGTTCTACTGACGCAATAAGGTCTAATACTCCCTTTTCTCCAGTTGTGGTAACTCCTTTTGCTTCACCAGGAGAACCAGTCTCTCCAGAAGGTTTGGTTTTATCTTCCTTTTCTTTTTGTTTTTTCTCTCCTTTACCACCAGAAGATTGTTGCTGCTGCTGCTTTGATTTTTGTTTATTAGTTTCAAATAATTTGCTAATTGCATTTGCAAATCTATCAACAATTGAAGAAAACCTATCAGCAATATCTCCAGGAATTTCTGGTGATGTTCCTGCTGCTTGTACTTGTGGACTATCAGAAAGAGCATTCACTGCACCAGCACCAGCAGCACCAAGTCCTAATGCCCCAGCACCAAGAGCAAGCATTTTGCCTTTACCACCACCCATCATTCTTCCAAGTCCTCTTGGAGCAGATTTCTTCAATCCACCACCAGGAATATCAACATCAAGATTCAATCCTCCACCACCAGAAGGTGAAGCAACAGGAAGATTAGATAATTGTTTTACAATTTTAATTATAACTTGACGAATTAATTTTGCAACCTCAAAACTTTCAGTAAATGATTTTTTAAGTGCTTCTAAACTATCTCTTACCTTATCAATATTTCTTTTATTTCCAAAGAAGTTTATAAAACCTAACGCAGTCTTATAAACATTTAAAAACTTACCAAGAATTCCAATTGGTTTTGCGTCATCTACTTGTTTCAATCTTCTTTGATAATCAGAAGAAAACCCTTGGAGTGTTTTATTAATTGTGCTCGTTACATTATTATTAATATTTGTAGATATTGTGCTTACAATACTACCTGTTGCTGAAGGTGCTGGTTGAACTCCTGCTCTTTGAAACCCTACAATTTTATTCGCAGCACCATTCACAACAGAAGCACCAACTACAGAACCACCTGAAATAAAGTTCTGTGCTGCTGTTTTATTTGTATTCTGTCTTCCTACTACTTTTTCTGGACTAAGAACAGAACTAACCATTTTGTTGCTGCTGTTGTTTTAATTTTTCTTCTTCAATATGTTGCTGTAAAAGTGCTAAGTAGATGTCCCTCTCCCAAGGAATCATTGCTTCTATCTCAGTTAATGAATATTTATGGAACTGCATTAAGGCAAAATTGATTCTAAAATATGACTCTAGTTCCATATGAGCCATACTCAACCGAAAAAAGACGTTAAACCCTCCAACGTCACATCACTTTCAACTTTAGTTTTTGGATTTATAACTTTCACGGTATGAGAAAGTCTAGGCATCGTATCAAAAAACTTTTCAATTTCCTTAAACTGATTTGGGGTTAAAGTTTCAATCCAATCAGTCAATTCTTTTTTAGTGGAATCCGCAGCAGACCAACTTTCTTCTGCGTTAAAAATAACATCAATACAAGAAGAGATTATATCAAAAGACCTTTCGATATTTGATGAACTTTGATTTGAACTAAAATCAAAATTAGTTTTAATGAATTGGTCTAATGAAGGATACTTCATTCTTAAAACCAAATCAGTATCAAGTTGAATGTCTTTCTTATGTTCTGGGTCTTCTTCAACTTTAATTTGGTCAATAAACACAGTTACTGGAACTTGTGTTTCTCCATCATCACCACAAGTTATAATCAAATCAAGGCTTTCTCCAACTGACTTACCACGAACATTTAAGAAAATGTATTCAATATCAAAAGTAGGTAGTTCTTCTACTTTAATACCTCTAGTTACAATACAATCTTTTAATACTTGTTTGATTGCATTTGTAATTTCTTTTGTGCTTTGACTTTCAAGAGCAAGAATTAATATCTTCTCTTCTTTGACTAGAAATGGTCTGTATTTAATTGTTTTTCCAGTTGATGGTAAAACCAATTCATACGTGGGTGTAGAAATCTTTGGTAAAGGCATAATTTATTCAGTCATTAAATTTATTTATTTGGGCAAATTGCCGTAATTCTTTTCCATTACATATCTTATATACTGGAATGTGACTGTTGTTTTTACAATTTGACTTCCCTCATAAGTCAAAGGCATCGCAGTAATATTTGTTGGGAATGCTTCAAGCATTCTATAAGTTAACTGTGGTGGGTATTTTATATTGTTTTGGTCATCACTATTAAAATTTCTCTCAAACTTTGTAATTGATATAATTCTCTTATATTCATCTGGGTATCTAAAACGAAAGAAATCTCTTCTATCTTTTCCTAAAATATCACCTTGTCCTAATGGATTTGCTGGTAATATACCAGTACCAACATATAATGGATTGATATAATTCATCCATTCTTCAAAAAGACGAATTAAATTATATTCATTATCAACATAAAAGGTCATTGTAAATTCTGGGAAAAGTCTTCTTGTTGGAAATCTTTCAATTGTTCCCTGACGACTTCCCATTTCTTCGGTCACATCAAAAGATATTCCAGGAATAACTGCTTCCGCACAATAAAAATCATAGATAAAAGGATTTGTTCTATTATATTTGGGATTATTAATTACACCAGAATTACGCAACCAACCCATTAATCCATCTGTATCATTCGTCAAATGTAATGATACTTTGAATTGACTAGTAAGAGATAAATTACCAAAAATATCTCTTGCCGAGGGCATTCCACTCTGTGGAGTGCCTTCAGTCATCTTAAGATATATTGGTCCTATTTTTGGAGACCCTCTTCCTTGAGTTGGAACAGCCATCTATAAATATCTAAAATGCCTATACTATGTATGCCTCGCAATGAAGATAGTAAATATAGACAGGGTAAATATAGACCACATAATCCTCAAAAGTATGGTGGAGACCCATCAAATATTGTCTATAGGTCTTCTTATGAATTGAAGTTTATGCAATATTGTGATTTGACTGAAAGTGTTAATTCTTGGAAAAGTGAAGAGTTTTTTATTCCTTATCGTTCACCAATAGACAATAAGTATCACAGATACTTCCCCGACTTCTTTGTGAAATATAAAGACAAAGACGGAAAAAATAGAACAATTGTTGTTGAAATCAAACCAGCAAAAGACTTAAAAATGCCTGAAACAAACCCAAAAAGAAGAACAAAGTCTTGGGCACATTCGGTAAAAATGTGGGCCATCAATCAAGCAAAATGGGAAGCAGCAAAAAATTGGTGTGCTGATAGAAAATATGAGTTTAAGATATTCACAGAAAAGGAATTGGGGATTAACGTAAAATGATTGCAGACGACATTAGAAAACAAGCAGGCAACAAATATCGTAGTAGTGATTGGTGGACCAATTCACTAATGAATGAATTGAGAAACAAACAAAAAAAAGATATTAATGAAGAAGATACTGGATTTATAAAACCAGGAGATTTGGTTTTCTTTTTATATTCCGCAAAATATCCACAAAGATATGAGTATTGGGATAAACACCCACTATCTTATATTTTGGATATTAATCTTAGTGAAGGTTCGTTTCTTGGGGCAAATCTTCATTATCTCAATCCACAATATCGTGGAGGTGTTGCCGAATCCTTTCTAAATAAAGAAGGAATTGTAAACGCACCCAAGAAAACTTTACACAAATACCTCTTCTCTGGGGTAATGACTGAATTCTTCAAAGTGCCTGAAAAAGAATGGAGAGAAGTATCGTTGCTTCCAACAGAGAAGTTTGTTGATAAAAGAGGTCAACCAGTATTTAAAACCAAAGTTTGGGACGCACCATAAATGGCTTATGAAGTATTAAAAGATAATTACTATCGTTCATCTGTGGGACCATTGGGCCTTGATCTTGGTATTAGATATGATGCAAAAACTGGTGATTATGAATTGAAAGAAAAAAATGCACTTGGTTATGATGCGTTAACGGGAAATGCAATATTTTATAAAAATGGTAGTTATACAAGTGATGCAATAAAAGATCCAAAATTGTTTGTAAATGGTGATCCAAACAAACCAACACCACTGGCGCAACAACTTTCAGTGGATATAAGAAAGAAGGTATATGCAGCATATCAAGCAAAAGGAGGTACTGCTGGGGGAAATGTAGTTAATAATACCGCAACACCAAAACATCAAAATGATCCTGCAGGAGTTAATAATAGTGCTGCAGGAACAAATCCAGGAATAGCAACAGCAATACCAGGAACAGCTGGATTAGCAGCACCACCAGGACAAGGTAATATTTTTGATCCTATGAACCTTGATTTTAATAGCAAAACAGAAGAAAGAATTTTTAAAGATGGTGGCCTTTTAAAATACCCAATTGATATCTTAGAAAATCAACAAGATACATTACAAATTACAATGTATCGTTATCGTCCACCAACTGGAAACCTATTTCTGTCTTCTCCACTATCAGTTGGAGGAGTTATTGATACAATCGGCAACATAGTTGCTCCCCTTGCTCCTAGTCTTGGTATTGGTTCAAAGGGTGGAGAAATTGCCACTAAAGGATTACAAAGAAATAGTGCTTTAAAAAAAGTTATAGCAACTACCATTTTACCAATTCCTTCTGGTATCCAAGATAATAATGCTATAAGTTGGGGTGATGATAGTATGAATAATTTGACGGCAGCAGTTGCTAGTAAAATTTATGACAATCCAGGGAGAGCATTGGGTGGGAACCTTGCAGTAGACTTTGGAGCTGCTGTAGCAGGAGCATTCGGAGTCGAGTTGGACAAAGGAGCTATAAAACAGATAGGAGCAATGGCAGACGCCGTAGGAATTACAAATCTACCTGATTTACTGAAAAATCCGCAAACCAAAGCAGCAATAACTTCATTAATATCAAAAAGTGCTGGATTTGAAATTCCAGCAGAAACTATTTTAGCAAGAGGATTTGGAATTGTTCCAAACTCAAATATGGAACTGCTATTCCAAGGACCAACACTTCGTTCATTTGGTTTCACTTGGCGTATGAGTCCAAGAAGTAAGGAAGAAGCAAGAAATGTAAAAAGAATTATTCGTATGTTTAAACAGGGTAGTGCCCCAAGAAAATTAAACTCACAATCTGGTGCTGGGGCAGCATCTGTTTTTCTTGGAACTCCAAATGTTTTCAAACTTTCATACAAAACAGGAAATAAAGAAATATCTGGGTTAAATAAATTTAAGATATGTGCTCTTGTCAATATGAGTGTTGTTTATGCCCCTGACGGTCAGTGGACTGCTTATGCTGAAGGACAACCAGTGTCCGTACAGATGTCCCTAAACTTCCAAGAAATTGAACCTGTATATGAAAGTGATTATCAAACAGATATTTTTGATAACTTTAAGAAAGACGGCACAGGCGATTATTCAATAGTCAAAGACGACGACGTAGGATACTAAAATGGGATACTTTAGAGAACTTCCAAATTTCCAATATATTGCGAATTTTCCTAATCAGTCATTCAATACTGATTATGTCGTAGCAAAAAATATATTCAAAAGAGCAAAATTACGTAGTGATATTTCTAGTGCTATAACTGCTTTTAATTATTATCAAATTATTGATAATGAAAGACCAGACCAAGTTGCTGCAAAAGTTTATGATAATGCAGAACTTGATTGGGTAATTTTAACAACCAATAATATTACAAATATCAATCAACAATGGCCGTTAGATAATAATAGTTTTTATAAGTATCTTATTGATAAGTATGGAAGTGACGAAGAACTTGGAAAAGTTCATCATTACGAAACCGTAGAGTTTAGAGACGAATATGGACGTGTTGTAATTCCTGGTGGTTATCAAGTTGATCCAGCAAAAGCACTATCAGTCACCACTACTGAAGGTCAAAATGACTATATTTTAAGTGAATTTCCAAATGAAAATACAAATTATAGTATTACAATTAATTTAAATCAATATCTTCCTGTTTATAAAAACAATACAGAAACTACACAAGCAATTGTAACTGATATTACTACTAACTTTTCTAAATTAAAAGTTGCTGGAAGAGAAAATAAAATTGATATCAAGATCACAAATATTTTAACTAATTGGCCCACAAGTTGGGGTGGAAACACAATAGTAAAAAGAAGAACTGGAAATACTACAGTTCAAGTTCTTGATATTGTATTTGAAAATGATGTAGTCCTTTCCCCATTATTATACGAAATTGTCGGTGAAGAAGTTAATGGTGTAATTGTTCCTGTATTTAAACTCAAACCACAAATCTAAATAAAATAAAAACCATATGTCTACCCCAACTCCTATAAGTGGTGTAAAAGTAAAAATATCAACGGACGTTCAACCAATTTCCATTACAAATACAAGTGCGTCTAAAATTACAACTACATCCATCAAAGAAGTCAGTAATTATGAATATGAAGTTTTGGAAAATGAAAAGAAAAGAAAACTATTAATACTAAAACCAGAATACTTAGCAGTCTTTATAAGTGATATGAAGAATATTATGAAATATGCGGAATCTTCACAATACGTAGATCAAAATACTAAACGTGGTTATAATCCAAAAGTAATGGGTGTGTGAACCCTACAGACAAAAAAATACCCCCGATTTTTTTCGGGGGTAAAATGGATTTAAAAGTCGATTTTGAAATCAGGACTCTGCCAACTTCTGGAAGTAAGACATCGCATCATCCTCGTCCTCGTCATCACTAGAAGCAGAAGGACGAACTGAAGTAGTTTCCTTCGCAGGACGTGAAACTTCATCTTCTTCCTCTTCACCAATCGTCTCGGGGTCTTGATACTTAGGAGTTCCTTTGAGACCAAGTGTATAATCAAGACGTTTCTTCAAATCTTCATAAGACTTGAACTCACTTGGAGAAACAAAATCATTCAAGTTGTTGAGTGATTTATAGATTGTTTCCAGTTCATCATCATCTTCAAGAAGAGCAGAAGATGGTGCGAACTCTGACTTATCGTAGTTCCAATAACCATCTTTTTTCACCAACTTCAGTTTGAAGTTAGCACCCTTCCAGAAATCAAAAGGATTGATTGGTTCTTCATCATCAAACTCTGGTTGCATAGAAGCCATAATCTTATCAAAGATTTTCTTACCAAACTTATAAAGGAACACTCGTCCTTCATTCGCAGGGTTCACAGGGTCTTTTACAACATAAATGTTTGCGAAATAAGAAAGCTTACGCTTACGATCACGAACAATGTTTTGGTTATCCTTACTACCAGTATTCCAAAGTTCACGGTTTGCTTCACATACAGGACAGTTTTGTCCCAAAGTAGTGAGGCAATTATCAATCAACCAACCACCAGTTCCTTGAAATGCGTGAGACCAAACCTGTGCCCAAGGAAGTTCACAACCTTCGGGAGCAGGAAGAAAACGGATTACAGCAGAACCAGTTCCACCTTTATCCATTACAGGTTTCCAAAAACGATCATCATCTTTGGAACCACCATCGTTGAGTTTCTCAACTTGTTTAATGAGTTTTTCAGTCAAAGAACCCATCTTGGATTGTTTTTTAAGATCAGCAAAAGACATTTGTATTCTCCGTATTAGTAGTATTGAGAGTATTGTACATATTAAGTATAGCAGATATAAGGTCAGTCGTCAAGGGTCTTTTCAAGTTTTTCAATTGACTCTTCCATCTTCGCAAAAAACGTATTGATATCATCTCCTGGTTCTAACCCAAACAGTAAAGCAGAATCAAGAATTCGATTTCTCATTTCTACTGCGTCTGGGTCATCAGATAGAGACATTCTAAAAATAAAAACTTTTTGTTTTTCCAAAAATTGTTTCATCGTTTCTAGATGTTCCCTTTTTTTATCTGTATCAGAAAAAGGAATTTCCATCAATTCACTAAAAAGTTTATGTTGTAGTTTATCAAGTTCAAACAAAGATTCTCTGACTTGTTCTGAATCAAAAAATCTACTCATAAAACAATCTCCTTGAGAATTTCTTTATACTTTGCTACGTCAATATTTAGGAATGGTTGATACTTTCGAATTCTTAAACTGACGGTTTCCCACACTGGGTCTGTTAATTTTTTATCAAACTTATTAACATAACCCAATATCATATCCAATATCACCATTGTCTCTAAACTGATTGCTTTTTGAAAATATTTTTTGAGAATCTCTGGGTGCTGATTATTTTTGATTTCAAATAATTCTACAAAACTATCTTTGTTTATAAAAACTTCTGCTTCTGTTTTAAATAAGTAAAAAAGACTTTGAGATTTCTTTAACCAATTTGTATAAACTTGCTCTCCATTTTCAATGATTTCACCAATCCATAAAGATTGAGTATCATTACATTCAGCAAAGTTTGCTACAAAATATGCTTTGATTTCATCATCATTCTTCTGCCTAGAAGTTCGTTCAAAGAAATATCTATCCTTTCTCTTATGAAAAGAGTCCAGAGATGCTCTGGACTTTCCACAATACTTAAAGTAGTCGTAATTTTCTTTTGTAAAATGATTTTTGAATGCTAAGTAAGTTTTATATACATCAAAGGGTGTCACAACGGCAATTTAGCAGCACGAGTAGTTTTTTTCAAAAAATTTAATTCCGTTGCATCATTTTTAAGTTTCTCCTTCAAAGGTTTAGAAACTAATTTAGATATAGTATCAATTTCAATACTATTTTCTTCACAATACGTGACGATTGCATCAATATAATTGATTTTAGATTCTTTGACAATATTCTCTATATCCTGAGCAAACTTTTGAGGACACAAAAATTTGCTGTCTATTTCTTCCTTGATTTTATCATTCATATTGCTGAAGTTTATCTCTAACAAATTCTCTAATATATTCGGTGAGTAACTTGATGTACTTTCCTTTGTCGTATTCTTCATAAATTTCACATTCTCCGTTTTCACAAGCCATTATAATTACAAACTTCTTTACCATTATACCAGTCATCTCGTATAACATGCAAGCATAGGCAGCACACTGTACGAAATAATGCTCAATCCAATCTCTTGGTTTTGGTTTCTTAGAAGTCTTAAAGTCAATAACTGCCAATTCACCATTATATTCTGCAATACAATCAACAGTTCCCGCAATACCTAAAACTTTGCTATACAAAGAGTTTTCAAGTGCATGAATATTATTTATCTTATTCAAATAAGGTTTCGCAATCCCAAATAACATTTGCGAAATTGGAAGAACTTCAGAATTAAATTCTTCATTCTTCAAATACATTTCAGCAAGTGTATGCATATCAGTCCCACGACTGGTTGCTTGCTTTGTGATTTTATTTGCTTGTTCTTCTCCTACTTTCTTTCTCCAATCAGCAAAGAACTGACGGTTCTTATGACTGGTTACAGAAGTAATAGAGACAAGTCTTAATAACTCATCCTCATTGGGAACCTTATAATAACGAACCCCATCAATAGTCTCCCTCTCTAATTGAGGGAGATCCAAATCCACATAGTTAAACATCACAACCCGAGTTCAAGTTTTGCAGTAATATATTCTTTCACAAGTCCAGAACGAACAATATCATCAACACCAAATTCTACCAACTCAAATGAATCCATTTTTCTCAAAATATTCATAAAGTCAACAATACCATTCCTTTCATTTCCTTTTACCAAATCAGATTGAGTTGCATCACCACAGAAACAAATTCTACTATTCTCACCCACACGAGTGATGATAGAATCCAATTCGTGAAAATTAAGATTTTGCATTTCATCAATAATGATGATTGAATTATCAAGTGTTGTACCACGAATGAAAGATGTGCTCCAAAACTTAATGGTTTCTTGTGATTTGAGATTACCATAAAGCATCTCAAAGTCAGCATCACTTGGCATCTGGAACATATACTTTACCATATTCTTATAAGGAATTTGATAAAGAGCAGACTTATCATCGTGGTCGCCTGGAAGAAAACCAATCTCACGAGTTGCTACAAGAGAACGAACCACATAGATTTGTTCGTATGGTGTTGTTTCATCAAATACATCTTTGAGTGCGTTGTAAAGAGTAATAAAGGTCTTACCTGTACCAGCAGCACCATAAGCAACTAAATGCTTACCTTCTTTATATGCTTCAAAAAGTTTTCTTTGATTTTCTGTAAGAGGTTCAACATCAACCAAATATTCAGCACTAATTGGTTTCTTTCTCTTTGTTTGCCTAGTCGTCAAACCAACTCCAATTGGGTGGTTATCATTGCTCCTTCTTTTTCTTGCCATAGTTAAATAGGTTTTACGTTTGCGCCTGGAACTTTTGAAACCTTGTGTAGAACATCATTCCATCCAGGGTTTCTTCTAACATGTCTACTCAATAAATCACCCACCTCCCCAACATTCATTTGTGTGGGAATGAGTGGTTTGATATTTGGATTTTCTTGGAGAAAAGGTTCCTTTTCCGCCATATACATCCATTTTTCAAAGATTTCACCAGTTTCTGTATTTTCGAATCGATAAGTTGGCATTATTTTAATAATATGTAAAGATATTTATTCCAATGTAATAGAAGGTGCATCCATACATTCAGGGCAGTTTTCTCTACCCCAACCAAGAGAAGAAGAGATTGTAGGAAACTGACAGGTAAAGATACAACGGATTGCTTCAGCAACCTCCATATGCTCCTTCTGGGTGCCGTGAGCACTACGAAGGTCGATATAGTGCATCCATGACCTTAGAGAACCCGACATATACAAACGGGTCTGTGTTGCCTGTGGGAGCACGAAACGGGCACATTCTTTTGCTACTCCTTGAGCAAGAAGAAGATTGTAGATATTCAAACTCTCTTCAAAATGATTTTTAATCAACAAACTCATAGTTTCTGTTAGATCACTTCCAAGATCGTCCGTACTATTTTGTCTATTTTTTGTATCTTGTCTCCGCAGATCAGGTACAGGAAGTTCAACTTGAAGTTCCGTACTATCGGCATATCTTTGACTGAATTGTTGGAATGTGAAAGACCTATGACGCAAGATTTGCGTAGCAATCGCCAACGAGGTATTAATTTCAACTGTGAGGAATGCATGTTCAAAGATGCTCCAGTGTTGATTCTTAATACAATATTTAAGCAATCCTTCAAAGTTTGAGTTCTCTTGATTTTTTGGATTACTTACACGGGCACAATAAGCAATATGTTGTTCTGCGTTTGGTGTGGCAGAAATGAGTTTAACTTCTGGTTTCATTTTCCAAATCCTTTTGATGTAAGTTTTTCCAATTGAACAAGTTCGGTTTCCACAACTCTCAATTGTGATTTCATTTCTTTCAGTTGTTTATCTGAATACAAATGTTCCTGTTTGATTAATTTTTTAAGTAGTTTAACCAACTGTTTTGATCTGCTAGTCATCATTATCCTCAAATACTTCATCGTAATCAATAATTCGTTGATTACTTTTTACTTTATGTGCTTGAACGTCTGTATAGATTTCTGCTTTCAAAGAATCTAAAAGCAGTTCCATATTTCTTATAATCAATTTAACTTTTTCTCTATCCATATAATAAAGTTATCTCATCTCATTCTAGCATAAAAAAAGGAGGGAATCAATCCCTCCTAGATTATTAACGCATTGCCATTGCAAGTTTTGCTTGGTGTTTGCGTTGTTCTTTTTCTTTTTGTTGCTTGATTAAAACAAGCTGCCAGTTGTTTTTAGTTTTTACTTGTGACATTAGGTTTTCTCCTTAGTTGTTTAGATTAAAGAGCGTTCCTTCAGTCGGCGTTTGCGTCTATTTTACACCTTTTGGGAGTAACCTTTTTGATTTCCCAAATTAAATCATTACGAGTTTGTGGAGGCATATTTGCCTTCATAACTCTTCCAATAATCAATTGTGCCTGAAGACAACTGAGTAAGAGTGTTTCCATAGATGAACGATCCGTTCCGCGTCGGCTTACTTCCGACCCAAAATGGGTTGAACGTACTGTATATATTAGCATAAACATGAAAAAGTAGCAACAGATATTTTTTTTGTATCGTGCTGCTACTTTTATCTGCGTTTTTTCGTTTCTTTGGGAACATACCCATACATCTTTGGATTTATTTTTCCATCAGTCCATTTAATTTCTTTCAGTGCTCCCTTTCCATACTCATCATAATAAGTATCAAACACTTCAACCTTACCACCTGCTTGTACTATATCATATTTTTCTGTATCTTTTACAAGATACGTCACAAGATAAGAATTAATAGGAAGACTTGTATCTTTTGATAATGATTTATCGCAGTCTTTATGTATAATATTCAATATTTTTCCTCCAGTTTTCAACCTCTATTTCCCCAAACAATATCAGGGTATGCTTCCGAAATAATCTCTTTATTGACTTTATATCTACTTTCAAGTTTCTTATCTTTACACAAACAAAGAATTTCTGCTTCCAAAGGATGCAAACCTTCCAAAAGATTTACAAAAATATTTTCTCTACGAATTCCATTCAATGTATCGTTTCCACCTTTAATAAAATTATAAAACTTAGTATATTCTTTACGAATTGTAGAATATCTTTGATCAAGTGCTCCTATTGATGAACCATTCATTTGCTTGATTGCATCTTCAATTCTTTCAGACATTGTTGATATCTTCATATCATTCTCACCAAAAAATGGAACATCACCTTCTGGTAAAACAGATATTATTGATTCATCAAAATTCCAAATAAAAATTGCTTTTAATGAATCGTGTTCGTAGGTTTTAAGAACTTCTACTTTCTTTGCCTTTGATCTTTGTTTTGAAGCAAGAGCAAGGATTTCAAATATAAATGGATTTGGAGGAAGAATTTCGAGTTCAGTCTCTGTCTTCTTCGTCGTCGTTGTCGTCGTCATAATTTTCAAATCGTACTGCTAAAATTTCGTCTGGTATAAGATTACCGTTCTCATCAAACATTTCTGGATGAGTGTAAAATTGTCTAACTTGATTTTCATACAAGTGAGACTTCGTTAGCCAACCTATTACTCCACCCACAAGTAAAAATAAAAAAGTTAATATAGTGAAAATGGTGAGTTCTGATGCTAACATTTTTTTTCTCCAAGAGATTACGTTTTCTTTGCCACTCTTAGTTCAATTTTAAAATGTATCTCTCGTTTAAAAAGAGAAAACATTTTCCCAAAACTGAACTGTCTGGAATCCAATTCTGGTTGATTTGTCCCTCCTTTTTTGCGAAGTAATAACTCAACACCACGATTGATGTCTGTTCTTCCAGAATTATTTATAGTACTCATTAAAACATATTATTCTCTTGTAAGTACTTCACGGTATCACTACATCCACCAATATGTTTTTGTTCAAAAACAACTTGTGGAAATGTAGAACCTTCTCCAAATTCAGCATAGAATTGCTCTCTTGTAAATTCAGTTCCAAGTTCATAACAAATAACTGGGTATCCTTTTTTGACACTCAAATCACCCAAAACCATTTTAATTTTGTCACAATAAGGACAACCTTTTTTTGAATAAACTGTAAAATTCATAAAATTATTAATAAGGGTATAAGAATTATTAAAATTGAAATTAAGGTCCCCATTACATTTGCTGCAATGGGGTAGATACTACCATCATCCATGAATGTTAAGACGCATTATTTCTTCTTGGTCTATACTTATATAGATTTGAATTTTCTTCTGGTTTCATCCATTTTACTATAGCATCTCTTTTTGCTTCTGTAAAGAAGTCTTGATTATAATACCACTGCTCCCAAGGAGTATGTCCCTTAGATTGATTGCACGAATGACAGCAAGCAACTACATTAGTCTTAATGTCCAGACCACCCTTACACTGTGGAGTGATGTGGTCTAGTGTGATATTGTCTTCTGAATTACAATAGGCACACTTATGTTCCCATTGTTCTTTTATAATCCTCCTCCACATTCGTTTTGCTTCTGCTTTACTTGTTGTCTCTAGATTAAACAGATAGTCCTTGAACGAATGTAGAGGAACCATAAGTATTTGCAACTTATGATTATTTAGAGATTAAACTTACGTCTGTATGCTTCAAAGTTTATTTGAATTTCTTCATTTGTTAATTCACGATTATAAATCATCACATTGTTCCATAAGCAATCATAATTACTTGTCCCTGTTCCAAATATTTTATCCAAATTAATTTCATCAGAGTTGTTCCAATCATTCAAAGAACCTAAAGTTTTAGTAGATGCATTTGTGGATATAAAAGTATAGTAGTTTGTTGTTACTCCGCAAACAACAAAAGTCCAATCACTAAATGATACTGTTTGTGTTGATGGTATGCTTGATCCAATTGAAGTATTATTAGCAAAATTTCTACCATAACCCCAAACAATTCTCACAGCACCTTGACCACCAGTTCCACCACTTCTTACAAAAGTAGTAGTGTTGGCCCTCATCGTACCTCCTCCTCCTCCATAACTTCCAGCAACTGATTTTGTAGTTTCACTCAAACTAGTACCCCCACTAGAATTTCCACCAAAACCACCAGAATTATTAGACCCAGGAAGAGCAGTCTCACCCCCTGGGGCACCAACTGCACCAGTAAATCTAGTCCCATCATATATACCGACTCCACCACCATAATTATTCACATCACTACTTAAGCTACTAGAAACACCACCGCCACCTCCTGCACCATTGGTTCCATATCCACCTGTATTATCTGTGAGATCGGTCACATTGCTTCCTCCATTTCCACCACCAAATCCTGATGTTCCATATCCACCTGCTCCACCTCCTCCACCACCTCTACCACCACGAAAAGCAGAAGATCCAGCTCCACCAGTTCCACCCGATGTTCCACCACTTCTTGCAGTTCCTGTAGAAGAACCTCCACTTCCACTAGTACCAAAATCACCAATTGAACCTGCTACTCCACCACCTCCACCTCCACCTTCAAGAAGTGAAGTTCCAGAATGTGATCCTGTTTTTATATAACTTGATTGACCTGAAGTTCCATTAGTAGGAGAAAACTGAGAAATACCTCCAGTACCTCCAGAACCAACTCTAATATAAAGAGTATCTCCAGGAGTTACAGAAAAAGAACCATAAGCAACTCCACCTCCACCACCTCCTCCAGCACCACCACCACCTGATGATGATGGACTAAATCCACCTCCACCTCCACCACCACCAACACAAACAGCAGTGACAGAAGTTACACCAACAGGAACAGTCCAAGTTGTAGTACCAACTGTAGTTAATACCTGCTCTCCATCAAGAGCAGCACTATCTTTCATCTGCCATCCATTAGAAGTTCCATATCTTCCAAATTGTACTGAAGTTATAGAACTTTCCTGTTGAAACCAATAATTCCATCCACTACTCGTTAAAGTTTGTGGTTTTACCATCATACAAATCGTAAATCCTCTTCCCGTAGAGGCACTTACACTTACATTTGTATTGCTTATATAAGATGAAGATCCTGTTGATTCAAAATAACTTGTTGTCCCTGAAGATACAAATGTTTGATTAAATGCTGTATTAGTCGCACCATAACCAACTAGATTCTTGATTGCTGTTCCAACACCAGAATATGACTTAGTATTTCCCGCATCATTCGCATAAATCAATCCATTAATAACAATACGAGGACTATGTGCTATTGTCATTATACTTTTTATTTTTATTTTTATTTATTTTAAAAATTTAATTTTTAAAGATTAAACTTACGTCTATATGCTTCAAAGTTTATTTGAATTTCATCATTTGTTAATTCACGATTATAAATCATCACATTATTCCATAAGCAACTATAATTGTTTGTTCCTGTTCCAAATATTTTATCCAAATTAATTTCATCAGAGTTGTTCCAATCATTAGAAGATCCCAAGGTCTTAGTGCTTCCATTAGTTGATATAAAAGTATAATAGTTTGTTGTTACTCCACAAACAACAAAAGTCCAATCAGAAAAAGATGTAGATTGTTTTGGTGGTATGGGAGTATTAGAAATACTAGTGGTTGGATACGATCTGCCACTTCCCCAGACAATTCTTACAGCACCTTGTCCACCAGTTCCACCATTTCTTACAAAATTAATTCCCAGAGTACTCTCTGGTCTTGTTCCTCCACCTCCACCATAAAGTCCCCCAGCAGAATCTCCAGTTGTTCCTGAACTTCCTCCACCTCCACCCCTATTAGAATATCCTGATGTGTAGTTTCCTCCAGATCCGTTAGATCCAGATCCATATATCCCAACTCCACCACCAGAATTTAAAATTTCTGTATATGAATTGATAAGTGTGCTGGGTTGGCTATTTCCTCCCCCTCCACCACCACCTCCAAGACCAGAGGTAGCTCTATCTGAAGCAGTAGTCCCAGAAGACATAGCACCAGTTCCCCCAACTCCAGTATATCCACCAGCACCACCACCTCCACCAGAATAAAAACTTCCCCCTCTTCCTCCAATTCCACCAGAACCACCATTAGTTCTAGCAGTTCCACCAGATGTTCCACCAACTCCAGGATTTGGAGATCCTGGACCATCACCTCCTTGTCCTCCAGTTCCACCAAAAGCCTCAAGAAGTGAAGTTCCAGAATGTGATCCTGTTTTTATATAACTTGATCCTCCAGTTGAACCTGCTCCAGCAACATTGGAACTACTTGAAGTTGTTGAAATTCCTCCAGTTCCACCAGAACCAACTCTTATATACAAAATATCACCAGGAGTTACAGATATAGTAGAACCAAATGACAGTCCTCCACCTCCACCTCCACCTCCTCCTTCATCAAAATTATGACCTCCACCACCTCCTCCAGCACCAATACAAATAGCAGTGATAGTAGTTACACCAACTGGAACCGTCCAAGTTGTAGTGCCAACTGAAGTGAATGTTTTTTCTCCTTCTTGTTTTGCATTATCTTTCATCTCCCATCCACCAGAAGTTCCATATCTTCCAAATTGTACGGAAGACCTAGAGCTATCCTGTTGAAACCAATAATTCCATTCACTATTCGTTAAAGTTTGTGGTTTAATCATCATACAAATAGTAAATCCACGACCTGTTGAAGCAGATACAGAAACATTTGTATTGCTTATATAAGAAGTTGAACCTGTTGATACAAAATAACTTGTTGTCCCTGAAGATACAAATGTTTGATTAAATGTTGTATTAGTCGCACCATAACCGACTAAGTTTTTAACTGCTGTTCCAACACCAGAATATGACTTAGTATTTCCTGCATCATTCACATAAATCAATCCACTAGTAACAATTCTTGTCTTAATGTATCTTCCCATTTAATTGCTATAGTTTTTTTTTGTATTTATGAGCACAGGCATCTCGTGCCCATGCTCTTGATAAACTATTTACATAAGAACATGCTTTTTTAGTTTCCCCACAGTATGGACATTTAGTATCTGGGGGATCTTTTAGGTAACCCTCAGGTGTGTACATCCTCTTCTTTTTAAGATTATCAGATTGTTTATGCTTTCGGTGATTCATACCACAAAGGGTTCTTGTTGTCCTTCTGGTAGTTTGATTTGAGGTAGTGGTCCAGGTCCATTGACACCAGTTGCAGTTGGAATTTCCGAAGAACTACCAGTAGCACCTTGGACTATCTCATTGGTAGGAAGTGCTTTGGGCATCACTATATCAATCACTTGACCCATCAGAAACTTATTCCTGGTATAAGTGCGATTGGCAGGATCAAATGCAACCATTGCATGAGCATCTTGTTCGTCACCACAATCTACAATTTTTCTACCAGTCTTAGTCTCAATGACGGAAAAGTAATCTTCGGTATTATACTTGTTCATTTTTTTGGTTTCTCTCTCAATTTAAGTTGTTTGTGAATTTGATTGTACTTGGTTGGTGTATATAGATTATACCACGTATCTCTGATAATCTCTGCGAGTTTATATGGGGTGTGTGAGGAAATCATAGTAGGGACATTAGAAAGAGGAACACTCCGAAGAGTTGGAAGAGTATGAGGATGAGGAGCATTTTTTATTGATTATTTATTATAAATAAGTATAGAAAATACGCATTACAATAATGAAAACTTGCACTTCTTGTGAGATGGAACTATCAGAAGATTTGTTCCATAAAAGAACTTATAGTTCTGGCAAAATAGGACTTCAACCAAAATGTAAAGAATGTTCTACTAAAAATAGAAAGCAATATTATAAACCTCACGAATATATGAGGAGAAAATTCAAATTATCGGAAGCAGAATATAATGAACTTATGAAGCACGATAACTGCCAAGTATGTAGTAGAGATATAACAAATAAAAAATGTATTGACCACTGCCACAATAAAGAAAAAATCCGAGGAGTGTTATGCAATAACTGCAACACTGCACTCGGATTAGTTGGGGATAATATTCAGATTTTATCTAAACTTATCCAATACTTGGAGCAGTCAAAGCAACTTCAGTAGTAGATACTGCAGCAAGATCCAAAGGATAGTTATGTGCATTTCTCTCGTGAACCACCTCAAACCCAAGATTGGCACGATTTAGGATATCAGCCCAGGTGTTTACAACACGACCCTGACTATCAAGGATCGATTGGTTAAAATTCAGTCCATTCAAATTGAAAGCCATCGTGGATACACCAAGAGCAGTGAACCAGATGCCTACAACAGGCCAAGCAGCCAGGAAGAAGTGCAATGAACGCGAGTTATTAAAGGACGCATATTGGAAGATAAGACGACCAAAATAACCATGAGCAGCAACGATGTTGTATGTCTCTTCTTCTTGTCCGAACTTATAACCATAATTCTGCGATTCAGTTTCAGTAGTTTCACGAACCAGTGAAGAAGTCACTAGCGAACCGTGCATTGCGCTAAAAAGTGAACCACCGAAGACACCAGCAACTCCAAGCATGTGGAATGGGTGCATAAGGATGTTATGTTCTGCCTGGAAGACAAGCATATAGTTAAAAGTACCGGAAATGCCCAAAGGCATAGCATCAGAGAAAGAACCTTGACCGAAAGGATACACCAGGAATACGGCAGTCGCAGCAGCAACAGGTGCAGAGTAAGCAACCATAATCCAAGGACGCATACCTAGACGGTAAGAGAGTTCCCATTCACGACCCATATAGCAAAAGATACCAATGAGAAAGTGAAATATAACAAGTTGAAAAGGTCCACCATTGTATAACCATTCATCCAGAGAAGCAGCTTCCCAGATAGGATACAAGTGAAGTCCAATAGCATTAGAGGAAGGAACAACAGCACCAGAGATAATGTTGTTTCCATACATTAATGAACCAGAAACAGGTTCACGAATGCCATCAATGTCCACAGGGGGAGCACCGATGAATGCGATGATAAAACAAGTGGTTGCAGCAAGCAACGTTGGAATCATCAGAACACCGAACCAACCAACATAAAGACGGTTATCGGTAGAAGTCACCCAGGAGCAGAATTCGTCCCAGACATTAAAAGTTTTGCGTGTAGCAATTGTAGCAGTCATTTTTTCGTTAAAGGGGTAGGTAATAGTTCAGGAGGTGCTGAACGGTAAAAGTATTCCTACGCAACCCTCCTGCGTAGGTATAAGGACGGATTTTACTTGCCTATTCCTGGTGCGGCAAGATTAAGAAACGTTACATCCCTTAACATCTATTTATCATAGCATTGTCAGCAAATCCTGTCAACCCCCTTCCTCAAATAAATTATAATGCAGTTAATGCAGTTACTAATCCAATATATCCAGCACCAATTGCAGTGCTATACTTTGAATTTTTTAAATAAGCAACTACTGTATTGGAATGAAAAACGAAAACTCCAGAGACACCAGCAATTGCTCTGTTAGTAGCAGGAGATGTAGGTATATCAAAGTAATTATTGATTGTTACAAGAGTACCAGCAGTCATTGATACTCCATGTCCTACAGTATTTGTTAGAGATGTGCTAGTAACTATAGCAGTTCCACCATCAACTTTTACACAGGCTTCTCCAGCACTTTCAATTTTACTATACTGGATTTGTAGAGTTCCTGTTCCACTTACATTAAATGTAGCAGTTGAACCACCAGTTGAGCAGTTACTAAAAAATGCATATCCTTTACTGACTTTTGCAATATAATCAGTTCCTGCTGTACCTGCTCTGGATAATTGTTGAACTTCTGCATATAATTGAGTTCCAGTTCCACTATTATCCATAAAAATTGCCTGATTTCCTGTAGAACCTGCAATGATATTACAATCATTTAGATAACAACGAAGAGGTGCTGAACCAGTAACTATTAATGAGTGCGTTGCTGCAATACCTGGAATACTTCCAGTATTTACAATACCAAGATTAGAAAGTCCAAATCGGTTTTGATATAAAGTTCCTCCTGTTGGATTGATGGTGACTGTTCCATAAATCCATATGGGCATTTGAGAACCACTTGTAGTATCTCCTTGAATATAAATGTGTCCTGTTGTAAGTCCTATATTCTCTGTTGTAGAACTTTGAAGAATAACAAATTGTGGATTTGCAATACTATCTCCATTATCAGTAAAAGATACAATTCCAGTTTGTAGAGCATTTTGAATTGCACTTAATGCTGCACCAACAGTTTTATAAGGAGCAGCAACAGAACCAGTTGAAGTGTATGTATCAGTTCTATTTGGATTTACATACCAGTGATTATCTGGTGGTGTAAAAAAACCAACTGGCATTATTGGGTTCATAACTATTCCAGTTGGAGTAGAACCATCTGATATTTTTAGAACACCATCATTTGGATTATAAAATACTTCACCTTCATCCCCCACAAAGGTAGTTGGATTAGCACCACCAAGTTTTTCTACAAAAACTCTATAAACGGTATTGGTGGATAGGGACATTTTATAAATTTCATATGTATCTTATTTATATTGAACAAGTACAGTATACTCCACGACACCCTCCAGTGCAGGTATGAGAGATGCTTTACTTCTGATGGTCTCGGTTGCAGAAGATTAAGAAATGTGTTGATTCCTTAACATCTATTTATCATACCACTGGATGCCAATGTTGTCAAGGCATAAAAAAGTCCCCTTTCGGGGACCGTGCATCATTCTGCTACTTCTGGTAGTGGGATTTCTTCGGGTTCTGGTTCTGGGAGGGATACACCTGTTTGTGTAAGATACTCAATCGCACCTTGTACTTTCAAAAATAGTTCTCTTTTTACTGTAGCCTTGGTTTGTAGTCCTTCCAATTCAAGGGATAGGTCTTGTGCTTGCTTTATAAGATTTGCAAGATGTTCTTGTTGTTCAGTCATAAAAATTTAATAAGTTCGACTTATTTATACTATACCATAAGTAGTCAAATATGAAAATGGTGACGATAAATACTAATAGTCCTATTAAACATAGAAAAATGAAAAGACTTCTATTAGCCTTTTCGTTATTCTTAACTACTCCTGTTTTTGCAGGTGAAATTACATCAAGAATCACTGATTCCGTTCAATTAACAGTACAGGGTGCAGCGGTACAAACAGAAAGAATTGGTAGTTCCTACGCAGTTGGTGGAACTAACATCGGTGTCTCGGCACTTGGTGGATTGACTGGTGGCACATCAAGTGCAGCAGCAACGATGAGTGCTGGTACTTATGCTATCAATAATGATGGTCAGGCATTCTCATTTACAGAATCACTAAACGTTGGAGACAGTACTGTTTCATCACAGACAGTTACTAATGGTGCAATTGCATCACCAACTCTATATGGTAAGAATACAACACAAGTAGCAGGTGAGAAAGGTACTCTTGCAGGTACAATTGATACAACTACTGGTGCTCTTACAGTTACTGGTGGTGGTGCTGGAACCACTGCTATTGGTCAACGTAGTGTAGAACTGAGCGTATTCAAGTGAAACATATCCTAGCAGGCATTTGTCTGCTAGGGTTTTCTTTACCATCCCTAGCAGCTCCAGTCACACCAAACTTTACTAGTGGTACTGTAACTTCTCATACTGAATCCACCACAACAGTAAATGAGATAATTAGACAACAAGATTTCCAAACTGGATTTAGTTATACAGTTACTGGAACAAATATCAATATTCCAGGAACTCCAACTCTTGGAGCAGGATATTCTATTGTGAACCAAGGACAACCATTTCAGTTTTCAGAAACTTATATGGGTCCTGGATTGATTAAAGATACAACAGTCAATAGAACCACGACAATTCAATCTGTTACAGATTCAATGTCAGTATTTACCCAGTAAGATGAAATGTCTCAAAGTAATCCTTGCCCTAAGTGTCTTTGTTCTCCCTGCGTATGCAGAGGGGGATACTCCTGTAACTGCAATTGCAAATCCTCAGGCAACATCAACAGGAAGTGTAACAAACCAAGCAGTACAAGTCTTACAGGGTCCATACGTGACCAATTCATACGGTGGTGGAGTAAGTTGTCAGGGACCAACGTTTAATCTTACTCCCTTTATGACCACATCTAAAAGTGGTTCAAGACCTTTTGAAGCATATGCCGATATTGATAATGATCCAACTACCGGAATAAATGGATTGGAAAGAACTGGTCAAAAAGATAGTTTTGCAAATAATTATGGATTATCTGCTACCTTATCATTTCCATTAGATGGTGGATTACAAGCAAGATGCAAGACAGCAGCAGATACTTGGACTGCTAGACAACAAGCAGAAACTGATAAAGCACGATTGGATTTTGAACTTGTAAGATTATTAAAATGTGGAGAAGCAAAGAAAGCAGGTATCTTCTTTATTCCTTCTTCTCCTTATGCAAAGATATGTGCGGATGTCGTTGTGATTCAGCAAATGCCTTTCTCTGGCGTAATCTCTCAGCCTTCTGTTCCTTCTTCAAAAGTTTTGAAGTCTTCTTATCCAGTTCAAAAGCAAAAAGCAACTGAGTCTCGTAAGGCGTCAGATCTCGGTTCATCAATTGCTTTGCCCGCACAAAGATCTGCTGAATAGGTGGTTTTAAAACTTTTACCAACTGTTCAACCAAAGATTTGCCAATAAGAGCCGCAGCAACACTAGCAGTAGCAGTGGTGCCAGATAATACAACCGTTTGTGTAGAGGGGACTGGAATTGGTCCAATATAAGGAACATTAATAGTCGGAGCATCTATTTCTGGTGTTGAAGAATCAATCTTCTGTTGTTGTGGTGGTAATGAAATTGGTGCTTGTTTTAAAGTATCAGTAATTGATTTAGTGTCTGGAAGTCCTCTGGATTTATCTTGTATTTCTTCTTCTTTCTTTGGTTCTTGTTGGGCATTTACCATTTTCCTAAACTCTTCAGTTGTAGGAGCATCAATAGGTTCATAGTTTGGAATACCATCCATAGGAACATCCACAATAGGTTTTGGAAGTGTTCTATTAATTGGTATAAGAATAGGTGGAGGTTCCAAATTACGAATAACTGGAACCTCCACCCTTGGTGTTTCTATACTATTTGTTTTTATATCAGGAATTTCTGGTACGTTTGGCATCTAATTCAGCAAAGTTTTTCTTCTTTGTACCTCCATCGTAAGACCAGGCCATGCCAGCATCAATCATTTGTTCATTAAGTGAGTTTGTTTGGTCATTAATGAATAGGTGACCAATAATTCTTCCATACTTCTCAGTACTATCTGGAAGCTCAGTTTTAATTAAAATGTTCTTAGCATTTTCTATTTTATGCTTCAACCATTCTTTTGACTCAATCCCATACTTTTTCTCATTAACATCTGCCGTTCTTGATTCGGGAGTATCTACACCAGCAAGACGAATTCTTTTTTCTAATGCAATATCAAACCCCAAATCTATTGATGCGTCAATCGTATCACCATCAACTACTTTTAAAATCTGTTTGATTCTGTAAATATAAGGATCCTTATTATCCATCAGAATGGTAACTTAAACTTCGAAGTATTTAGGTTGGGAATGGGTAATTTTTGAAATGCTTTGCCGACTTGTTCTTCCACAACTTTATCTACGATGGAACTTACAAAGTCTTCTGGGTGATTGATAATCGTTTCTGCTTTTTTGTAGGTTATATAAGCACCAACTGCTAAACCTAAAGATACAGTTAAACTGAGTGCTGATAGAATTAGTGATAGTTCTTTCATTCCCTTTCCTCTAAATATGCCATTCTTAGTATATAGTAAATACAATAACAAGTAAAAATTAAACCAGAACCGATAATTATGCAAACTCCCCAAGGAAAATCAGTCATTCTCTTCCTTCCTCTTTGTGTATAAAAACTTTTAAATCTTTAACATACTTTCTTAGTATCTGTGCCTGTTCCTCATGCCAAAAATTACCCGTCTCCAAATGAAGACGGGTGTGGTTATCTATGGCTTTAAGTATTTGATGTATTGGTTTATTCCAACACTCACGTTTGGGAGTGTTCCACTCTCTTGCCATAAGTCCTCATTTTTTCTTGCCACCATTCTTTGCTTTCTTTGCTGTAGCATTCCCTTGATTCTGTTTGGAACCATTGGAATCTTTCTTGCCTTTGTTTACTGATTTTGCCATTATGCCCCTGTGCGAGGTTGAACAAAACCTTCTTCCAATGCTTCAACTCTTTCTTCAAGGGATGTTGTTGTTTCAGCATTTGCTGAAACATCTGGTTCTGGTGAAACAGGTGGTTCTGGAGGAATTTCTACAAACTCTTCTCTCTTTGGTTCTCCTTTCTTTTCATCCTCCTCATCACCACCTTTCTTCATTGTATTAATACCAAAAGTGGCAGCAGATGCAGTGAAGACTGTAGCAATGAATGTGGGATCCATCTTAGATAAAGTACCAGCATAACTTGCTGTAAGAAGAGCAGCAGACCAACCCAAGATACATATACGAATTAATTGTCCCATAGCATTTTCGTTTTTCTTGTTAGTCATTTTTCCTTTGTGAATAGGTTAACCTTTTTTCCAAGATTCACCTTCTGCTTTTCTTCTACGTGCTAATCCTGCTTCTACATTAGATCCAGGATTTCTGTATAAGTAAAGCGCATCGGGAACTAAGTCCCATTCTTTATTCTTCAGTCTTTTAGTGATAGTATTAAAATCACCACTACCATAAAAACCAGCACCCAAATTATAGGCAAAGCTGAGTAGAGCTCCTCTTTTACCATCAGACATTTCACCCCAATGTGGGATTTTACGAAGTGATGGAAGAAAGTTGTGCTTACATTCTTCAATTAAAAGTTCATCTGCTTCTGCTTGAGTAATCTTATCACCTATGTGAAATGGTGACCCATCTTTCTTACGAGTTCCACCCCAACCAATTGTGATTGGAAGTCCTCCAGAAAGAGGATCAGGATAAGCATTTAATCTACATCCTTCAAACTCTTTGATGAGTTTTAGTCCCATCATAGGCATATCATCACCACCAGATGCTGTAACGGCAGGAGCAGATGCTGCTACAGCACTATGCTTTTTTCCTCTATAGATTTCTGCCCATTCAACATCATCTTCAAGATACTTGACGGGTAAATGATCTTCCAACCACTGAATACCCTTCACATGGTTGGGGTTCTTCTCATCATAAAACTTAAAAAAGTTATGTAAATCTACTTTTGCCATTGTCTTTTCTCCTTAATGATTAATGAAAAATACGACCCCAACCGTCATTGCCCCCTGGGCACCAACGATGTTTGAGTACTGCTTTGGTATAAATGGTCTTTTGTCCATTGGTTACAGGACCAGTATAATTATCATTCAATGAACCATAAGGGTCATTGATATAATAACCTTTACCATCTGGAGTAGTACCAATCACTACAACCATGTGCCCACCAGTAGGTGCAGAAAGAGAACCCCTATGAAGAATACCAATAACGACAGGTTTACCAGCAGATAAACTCTTATCAATATCAGCAAAAGAAAGATTGTAACTGAAATGTGACTTAACACCATAACCTTCAAGAACACGGGTTTGAACCGCATGATCTGTTGAGTCTCCAATTGCAAATACTTTTTGAACATAAGCATCATCACCCTTTGCTCCTTTGAGCGTACCTGGTTTTAAAAACTCAAGGCACATGGCACAAGAAGAACTATTACAAGTACGGTGAGCATCTCTATAGTTATCTACTTGATTGAAATAAGGAACTGCAAGAACTGCAGGAGTTGGTGGTTTGGTTCTAAAAATTTTTACCCAATCTGTTTCCGAATCATCCATATATTCAGCAGGAAGATTATCCTCTAACCATTGCACTGCTGCTACGTGATTTGCATTCTTATCATCATAATACTTAAAAAAGTTATGAAGATCTAAGGTCATTTTACCTCATTTATAACACTATCCTATTTAGAGATTGCTGCTTTTATTAACAAAACAACAACAAAAATTGAAAAATAAATTTGGAAAATATGATAAATCATCCAAATAAAAAAAATCCCCACTCGTATTTAGAGCGGGGATAAGTATGATTACTTATTTTATTAGTATTTCACCATACTCCAGGAACTAGTTGCCCAGTGGTTACATATGAAATCACTGCTGCGACAAATCCCATCATCGCAAATCTTCCGTTTAGTTTTTCTGCCCGTTCTGCATAAGTTTCAACTTCATTTTGTTGCATGTCTTTCTCCGTAATGTACATTGTTGGTTCTTTGGCAAACATGTTTTGTTGCCCACGATCATTAGTCGTTACAGTCATTTAAGTTTTGTAAAGTTCTACAACAATAGTATATAGCAAATATAAAGAGGTGTCAAGCACCACATTATATTATTGATTTTTTTCTATCCTATAAGCCATTCCATTTTCATGAAATCCATCAATTTCAATATATTCTGTTTTTTTATTAATGTCATCGTTTGGAGCTAGACAAAGATAAGGTCCAGGCATTCCTTCGTTACCAGAATAAGTTCTATATCCAGACATGTGAAAATGGGAAGTTATAATTTGAAGTCCTGGGTTACGAATTTCATAATTTTCTGATATTAATTTTGCAATCTTATTATCACATCTAGGTTTTCCAAGATGGAAATTCATTTCGTCTGTAACTTTGATTGGGGTTTGGAATGCCCATACATCCTGAGATGATGAATTATTAAATGGTGCGATACACCATTCACCATTTTCACAAAATACTTCCCATCTAGTCAGAGCAATAAAGACCTCCAGAAGATTAACTTCTTTTAGATTTGATATAGTATCATCAAAAATAATATCTGCATTTGAAATAATACAAATTTGATTATTTAAATTTGTATTACAAAACTCAAATAAATCTTTGTATGTAGGACGTTCATCTATTTGGACAATTTCCAATTTATCTGATTTAAAATTTAATTTAGAATCATCGGAAACAAAAACATATATTTTTTCAATATGTTCATTTTCTAAATTCTCGTGAATGCAAGTAAGATATTCACTATGTCTCTGATAATCATCAGATCTAAAATATTCTATTAATAAATTCATTGAGTTTTAATCCAATCCATTAAATTTACTTGAGGTCTCCATCCAAAAATGGTTCTCAATTTTCCATTATTTGCAAGAGTAGTTCTTGACTCACCAATTCTTGCTGGAATATTTATTTGATTATCAGAAATATTATTTGCAATTTCATTAATTGAATAATTAACTCCATTACCTACATTATAAAGTTCTCCATAAAATTCATCATTCACATCTTTTGTTGCCGCAAGAATATTTGCTTGAACTACATCAGATACGTGTGTGAAGTCTCTACGTTGTTCTCCATCACCAACGATTGTAAGAGGTTCACCATCCTTTCGTTGACGTAAGAAAATACCAATTACTGGAGCATATTGACCTTTAATTGGTTGTCTTTCACCATAAACATTAAAGTACCTAAAAATAACTGTTTTAAGTCCAAACAAGTCATTATACATTTTACAAAGTTTTTCCCCTGCAACTTTGGATACTGAATATGGATTTAAACAATCATCAGGTTGATTTTCGTTATTTGGTGGTTCATTAAATCCATAACCAGAAGATGTAGATGAATAAATTACTTTCTTCACTCTTGCTTCTCTAGCACACTGAAGAACAGTACAAGTACCAACACAATTTTTAGTGACTGCCTCAATTGGATTTAAAATTGCTGGTTGAATACGTGATTCTGCGGCAAGATGAAAAACATAATCAACCCCATCATAAAGAGGTCTAGTTTTTTCATAATCACAAATATCATACTTATAATTTTGAGATTTATTATTCCAATAAAATTCTTCATTGGATTCTGCACTTTCATTATCAATTCCGATAACTTGATGCCCCTGTTTGATCAATTCATCAACAAGATTTGAACCAATAAATCCTGCTGCTCCTGTAACTAAACATTTAGTCATAATTTTTATTTTCTATTTTTTTTAATAAAACTGATTCGTAAATTTGTGTTTTTAATTTTGTGGATGAATATTCATGGGATTCTCTATCTAACCAAACAATATCAATTGGAATATCTTGTCCCGTATAGGGTCTGGTTTTGTAATCAGTACCTAGAAACCTCATATCATATTCACCACTGTTCAAATAGTCAAGATATTGTTCTTCTATTTTATAAGTGACTACATCATTAATATATTTGATACTTCTAAGAATTTCAATTCTTTCTTCAACACTTTGAATTGGTTGAAGTTTGTGTGATCTTTCTACAGATGGATCTTCATGAAGTGCAACCGTCAAATGATTACAATATAATTTAGCATCCTTAAACATACGAATATATCCAGGATGAATTACATCAAATGCACCAGCAAGTATTCCTTTCATACAACTCCATGAAGAAATATTTGATGTACACATTCAACAATTCCATAATCTTTACTATTAATATGATAGTCCCAAAGAGCATTATTAGCAATACTTCTTGCTTTATTTGTAAAATTAAATCCAGTTAAAATACCATAAGGAATTGCATTACTTTCACAATACCTGATACAATTAATAATATTCTTAGATTCCCCACCTGAACTAATTAAAATACAAAGAGTATCTGTCTTAGCATAATATTGAAGGAATTTAGAATATGCATTCTCCATTCCAAAATCATTAATAAAACACGTAAGCATTGATGGATCAGAAAAAACCAAAGAATTCTTATTGTGAAACTTCACATAATCTTGAGAAATATGTGATGCAACTGAATTACTTCCACCATTACCAAGAATTATAATATTGTCATAGTTGTTAAAGGCACATTTAAACTTAGAAAATTGCTCTTCAATATGAGCACCTTGGAGTGCTTTAATATAATTTAAAAAAGGATTCATAATTTTGTTCCAACTACACCACTCGATTCTACATCTATTTTAATTGATTTGTAAGGAATTTTCAAGGTATTTGGTTTTGAAAAAACTAAAAAAAACCCCCCATTACCTGCACCACACAACTTATGAGCAATCACGTCTTTATTATTGGAAAGAACTTTGTCTATTTTTTGTATTTGCTCATTTTCAGTTATCAGAGAACTCGTTGCTTTTTTATGTCCCCAACTTTGATTCAATAGTTCCAAAAATGAAGGATAGTCTTTTTGCGTTAAAGCATCATATGCATCATCCACAAGTTTAAGTAAAGGTAAAGATTTATCAATATTGGCAGTCACATCTTGAAGAACATTTTTAGAGTTTCTTGTCACTCCAGTAAAAATCAAATGAGCATCATAATGTTTAAAAAAATCTGTTGATAAGAAGTCATATTTAATAATACCTCCTCTTTCAAAATCAATTCTTTTAAATCCACCAACACCACAACCATAAGGATCTTGATACCCACAATAGGGATTCATTTCCTGTTCTAATTTAAGAGATAATTTACAAATTTCAGTATCAGTCAAATGTAGTTCACTAAAGATTGAAATGCACTTAATAAGAGAAATAATATAAGATGACGAAGATGCCAAACCACTACCCTGCGAATATGCATCACTTGTCATACTCACTGTTAATGGTTTACATCCAAAATAATTCAAAACAATACGAACAAGTTCATTCTTAATATCACCAACAAATTCAGTCTCTTCTCTTTTAGAATAATTTACAATATACTTACGACCCTGCATATTATACCCAAGTTTATCTTCATGTAAAGTAATGTAAGTTTTTAAGTTGGATGTAAAACTTATCACAGAACCTTTACCATATTTTTCAACAAAATATGGATTATCAGTAGATCCACCAAAAAGAGATATTCTTAAAGGACAACTTGCAATAATCATCAATGCCAATCATGTAAATTTACACCACATCTTCTGATAGAATCTTTAATACTATTTTCAGATTCTATAGATTCAGAATCCATCAGTCTAGTATGCCATTCTACAAAAAGTTCATTTATTTTAACTATTTCATTGCCTTCCAAAAGTCTTCTACAAACTTCAAATTCAGAACCTTCAATATCAAGTTTTACAATAATATAATCATCTTTAGAATATTTTTTTAATATATCATTAATATCAATTGATTCAACATCTACTATATTATCATTTAACCTAAATTGATTGGAATTTGGATCTATACATTCTTCTAAATCCAATAAACCCAAAACTGAAGATCCCTGAGATGCCTCTTCCCATTTTTCACTTGGGATACAAAGAGAAAATTTTATTGTCCCGTTTTTATTCCACACTGCAGATTTATGTAATGTCACATTTGGCAAATTAAGTAAATCTTGTTCCAAATATAAATTTGGTGTTGGTTCATAGCAATGTATTTCCCACTCACTATTAATATTAAACATATTAATAAATTGCCTCAATCCTTGCCCAACATTAGAACCACAATCAATAAAAACTTTTTTCATTTTAAATAAACCTCTTCAAATTCATTCATTACTTTTTCTGCAGTATAATCACTACAATATTTACCCCATTCTAAATTTTTTATTTCATTTTTATCCAAATTTATTAAAATAAAAAGTAATTCATTTTCATCATTATAGTAAATAGCATCATCTTTCATAAGATAAATATGCCCAGTATCATAATGACTTGGAGGATTTGGTGGATTCCAAGTTATAACTGGTTTATTTCTAATTGAAAATTCAGCAGTAGACAAACTAAAAATTTCACCATCATATCTAGCATGAATCATTGCATCGCATGTATTTACGAATTTTGCTTTGTATTTTTCATCCATAGTCCAAGGCAAATAAATTACCCTTTCGTGATAGATAAAAGGATTTGTGTTTAAAAAAACAAACCAAAGATCTTTTCTTTTCTCCAAAGCAGATCGAATAGAAGAATGTGCAAATGACAAATTAAAAGTATCATATCCACCATGTCTACCAAGAACTAAAGCATCTTTAGGAATGCCAAATTCTTCTCTAAAATCATCTTCAACTTCTGGTGCTTCCTTTTCTAAAATGTGATGAACATATGGATGTATTCCACCATGTTTCTCTGAAATATACTTACACACCCCAGAATACACATCTCCATGAGGTTGATCCATTCTAAAAATACAGTGTGCTAATCTTTTAGTATTAGTTGGCATAAATCCATCATCTTCTCCACCTTTAATAGCATAAAAAACATCTACATTATTTTTTTCGCAAATATTTTCTAAAGTATTACGAAGAGAATCATTTTTACCATCATTGATCCACACATCTGGGTAGAGAATAGTTTCAAAATCTTTAAATCTATCCAAAGATGGAGTAGGTCTAGAACTAGTAGAAATAATAATAGATTCATTACCTAGAATTTCTCTATTGTATTTTGCATACTTATACAAACAAATTTCAGTTCCCCGATCGCCCAGTTGATAACTATGGAATGCTATTTTCATTTAAATCTCAATTTATGTAAATTTTTTAATAATTAATGATGTATAGTAAAATTTTTCATTTCTACAATCTGCTCTTTTATTGTTTTTTTAACAGGGCAACTAAATTTTGATGTTAACGTCCTATCACAATATTTTTCTATTATTGGAATTATATTATTATTCAGTTTATAGATTTCATTTATAAATGAAATCAACTGATATTTACTAACATTATCATATGAATAATAATGTTTAATCCCTTCCCAGTATTTATGTTCAATGATAATAGTTTCAATCTGTTTGCTCAATTCTAAACAAGTAACTCCATTCCAAAAATGATTAATATATCCATTTACATCTGAATTTGATTTAGAGCAAATCCACTCAAGAAGAGATTTTTTATTTCTTATTTCTTCTCCTATAATTGAGGTCCTAATAATAGTTAGATTCTCATTTTCACCTAAAGATTTACTTTTCCCATATTCATCTACACAATCATGAGGTGAATCTTCATTATATCCCCCATCTTTTCCACTAAAAACACAATCAGTTGATATATGAATAACTTTACAATTATATTCATTTTTCAACTGAGATAAAAAATGTGGAAATAAACTATTAACTACAATCAATTCTTCATAATGAAAATTCCTTTGTTTTATTATACCTGCAGCATTGATAATAATATCAGAAGAATTGAAATCATATTTTTCTTTTAATAATTTAAAATCGGATAATAAATCAAATTCATTTCTTGTGATTGGAACTACATTGAAATTATTTTTTAAATATTTAACCAAATAGGTTCCCAACATTCCACTGGAGCCAAAAATAAAAATTCTCATAACGGTTTATAAAAATTATTAGCTTTCAAAATATTATACAATACTTCTCGACTAATGACAAAATCTTGTGAGGAATATTGATTATTTTGAAACTGAAGTTTATTATAAATTTCAGTTTGGTGCATTAAGTATACGTTATTCTTCTTTTTCATTCTAGGTAGTTCATCTGAAGATGCCATTATTTCATGATTCTTTTCACAACTTCTTAAAGTTGAAACAGAATATTTTAATCCAAATTCTTCTTTAAAAATATCAAATAAATCTTTAATTTTAATACTGTGAATTATGGGAATAACATTATATCCTGTATAATTCAAAGCTGTCTCAATTAATTCAACAGCATCCTTAACTTCTATAAAAAATCTAGTCATATCTTCACCATAAAGAGATAAACTAAATCCCTCCAAAATACTTTTCCAAATAAGTGGTAGAATACTTCCAGTGCTATTCAAGACATTACCATAAACTACTGTGCTTAAATTTACGTTTGATTTTTCATAATTTGAAATAAAAGATTCTCCAGCAACATACTTCATTGCCCCATAAATTGTTGTTGCAGACCTACTCTTATCACTTGAAATGAAACAAGCAGATTTAAATCCATTATCCTCCGAACATTTTCTACTATTAAAAGCTCCTTGAACTATGACTTGATTTGCCTCTTCATAGTTATCATGGCAGGCTTGTATTTGTTTAAATGATGCAGCAAAAATTCCAATATCGTGACCTTTAGATACTCTTTTTAATAAATCAAAATTTCTAACATCACCACAAATACAGTTCAAATTAGGATATTGCTTTTTCAAATAATACTGTTTAGCTTCATCCCTAGAATAAACAGATATTTCATGAGTACCATAGTATTTTTTTATTATTTCTTTTCCAAGAAATCCAGTTCCACCAGTTAAAAATATTTTTTCCATATTGATATCATCCTATAGTATTATCTACAAATAAATCATCATTTCCACTTAATCTTGTAATAAAACAATAATCTTTATCTTTCATATAGTTCCTAACAGTTTTTTGATAGTTTTCTTTATTTGCGGTTTCTATTAAAAAATATTTAGGTCTTATGTTGGAAAAATCCATTCCATTTAAAACTGATATTTCATATCCTTCAACATCCAAAGAAAAAAAATCAATTTTAGATATTTTATGTACAGTCAAAAGTTCATCTATCGTTATTACGGGAACTTCTATTATCTTATTATTTTTTACTTTTTCATTTCTGTAGTATAAAAGATTATCATCTTGATAATCACCATCATCAATTACCATAGACATAAGACTATTTTGACAATCTTGATTGTCAAAATCACCTTTTATTGTTTTATGTGTGTAATTTGAACTAACTAAAGCATAATTTTCAACTATAGAATTTTTTCTAATTTTTTTACAATCAAGATATTTTTTAAAGTTTGGTTCTACTAATAACCCGTTCCAACCGTAATCAAATTCATACAGAGCAGTATTAGATTGAGAAAGTCCATCATTGGCACCGGCTTCTACAAAAAATCCATCAGTATAATTGATATATTCCAACATCAATGTATCCAAATTGTGTAAAGAGTAACTCATTTTATCTCTAAGTATTTTTTTAAATTTTGAATCATATTTTTAGCACGAGCTAAAGTTGTTCCAACATTATACAACCATTGTCTTTGTGTGTCAATCATATCCAAATATTCTTGTGTTGGTTTATTATCCACTACTAATTTGGACATCAAATTATATAGTTCATTTTTAGTTCTGTAAGAAAAGCAAGGTAGTTCCTGTGGTGAGCATAATTTTGGTTTTTTATCATAATCTCTAAAAAGAAGCAAAGATCCTGCAGCAATAATTTCATAATGCCTCAAACAATCCCATCCACCTTTTTTGCAAGTAAGACCAAACCATGATCTAGAAAGATCATCGTAATACTCTTCCTCAATTTCAAATTTATGATGAGAAAATCCACCACCAATGTCATTTATATTTTCAAATAAAGAAAATGCTGGAGCAGTTTTTTGATAGAGTTGATCCTTAATAGAAAAATCCATTTCCATTATTCTTTCTTCTGGAATACCAAATCCTGTAGGAAATACTGTATCATCATCATCTTCCTCAATTAATTCTCGTTTAAAGCAATTAGTAAATTGAGTTCCTATAATTTCTTCACCATCATATAATATTTTTCTTGGGGCATTTCCATATAAATCATGACCATCAATTATCCAAGTATTTCCATCTGCTAATTCATTTATACCCTCAATATATGGATCTTCTCCATACATATGTCCATCACCATAAAGAACTATATCAAATTTTTGATTAAAAATATCTCTATTTTTAATTTCAGATATTGGAGTTGTCAGCAAAGAAAATCCTCTACCATGAAGAGTTTCTTTGGGTGTATCAGAAAAATCATGATACATAATTTTTTTTCTTGGATAATCGACACAATCATCACCTAACAATTCTCTCAATCCACGAAGTAAGGATACTTCCAAAAGATCTCCTTGTTTTGTTGGATTTTGAGTTGTTATAAAAAGAATTCTCATTATTAAATTAATACTTTATTTTTTTACAATAAAAGCACATCTAGAATAATCTTCCCTAATATGCCCAAATGGTTTATATGAGAACTTATTTCTTTCCAAAAATTCCAAAAATACCTTAATGCTATGATTTTTATAATTAGGGAAATTCAAAAAATCATCAAATATAATTAGACAATCATCCTCAATGCGATTTTCAAGTTTTTCAAGAACATAACTGTGGGAAGAATAGATATCACAATCAAGATGAATAAAGGAAATACTAGATGTATAATTTTCCAAAAACTTTTCCAATGTTTGATCGTACCATCCAGCAATAAGATTCACATTATCATTTACAATAGGAATTTCAGTTTTAAACCATCCAGCAGGATGTATGCTATGATCCCCTCCATCCCAATCTTCAGGAAGACCTTCAAAAGAATCAAATCCATAAAAGATTTTATCTTTTAAAATTGAAGACATAAAATTAATAGTTCCACCCTGAAAAACACCAAATTCTAAAAATAAACCTTCCCTATCCTTAACATATTCCATACATTCTGTATAAAAAGTATTTCTTCCACATGGAATTGGAAAATCATCTTTTGGATACTCTTTTGAGTTAAGAATATCAATTTCTATTTGATCAATGTTCATTAAATACCTCTACAATGTTTCTATTATTTAAAATTGCTGAACCAGAAGGACCAGATCCAGGTCTATAAATCTGATTATACATTATATTTAGTTTAGATTCATTCCAAGTTTTCCAAGAATTTTTTATATCTTCGTTGGATTCTCCCAAATTTATATCCCATTTTGGATATTCTTCTTCAGATATTTTTTGGTAAACAACATGTGAATTGGATGTATCATATTTTTTATCCCAAAATTGTCCAGATAAAACTGCTCCAGGAACATTCAATGGAGACTTCCAACTCATATCATAAGTACCTTCTTGACTTTCATATAATGCTAGATTTGCCTTTTTGATTCTCCACACCCAATCACGATCCTCCCATCCACCATAAGTAAATCTTTGATCCCACCATCCAATGGTTCTTATAAGTTCTTTGGAAAATCCCATAAATCCAACATTATAAAGAAGAACACACGCATATCCACTTTCAAGAAGTCTAATCATTTTTTCAACTTCATCAACAGTTGGATGTGTTCTATCATTAATTAAAATAATCCATTCATCATTGGAAGTTGCAACAGAATGATTTATTAGTTCTGAATAAGATTCATACATTCCAGGATTTCTATCAATCCTATTATTCCACGACACTTTATACTTTAGATTCAAGGAATCTAATTGTTCCATTTGGTAATTTACAATTTCTCTACTGCAACCACAGTGAAGACATATTGTGATTTTTTTAATTTTTTTCATTTTTTATTCAAGAAATTTTTTAATGTAATCTAGAGTTATATTATTAGAATTTAAACATTTATCATCTATTAATACATCATAACTTATTTTTCCCATTACAAGTTGATGAAATTGTACTCCCCAAGTTTTTAAACAATTATAAGTTATTTGATATAATTCAGAATATATTCTAGAAACATCCCCAGAAAACTGAGTCATTCCTCTGGCAGTATAAATCACAATAACATTTCCTTTATCGTATAACTCATTAACAATTTTAATATTTGTTTGAATTGGTTCGCAATGAAGATATTTTTTTGGACCAAGATAATCATATTTTAAATGACGAGTACAAAGAACGTCATCCAAATCAAATGCAATAATTTTTTGTTTGTTCATTTAATAATTTTAATTTAGAATTAATTTTTTTCTGTATTAATTTATCAGCATTTTCAAAATGTTTTTTTATTTTATCTTCAAACTGTTGATCTGATAAAACATAATGACAACAGGTGATGATGATTTGTTCTTTTGAGACTCTATTTAAGTTAAAAATCCATTTTTTCCATTTACCAGAAGTATAGCATATTTCATATAGATCATCAAATAAAGAACTTCCTTTACACTGTTCCAAATAAAACTCAGACTCTATTTGTCCAAATTCTGGTGCAATATTAATTGCATCAAGTCCAGAGGCATAACGAGTCCCAACATCAAATGAATCAATTAAGTAATCTCCATTATGCTCTTTACTCATCAAATTAAATTCTTTTACAACTTCAATAAAGTTAAGAAGTCTGTTATTATTAAAGTTTCCAGTATTAGTTCTAGTTGATAAATCAAGTCTTGTTCCAGATTGAACAACAGCATATTTAATTTGTAAAAATTCTTCCTCAGTAAGATATAGTTTTAAATATGAAAGAAACCGATTCAAATGTTCTGGTTCATATTTAAAAATTGCTTCTTCTGTTCCCACTTCATAAAAAACTTTTGGATTTTTTGAAAAACAAAGTTTTATGTAAGATACGGTTTTTTCTGCTGCTTCATACACAGAAGTAGAGTCTTTAAATGGATCAATGTGAATTAATTGTAAGTTTTCACAGTCATTTAAAAAAGATTCAATACCATCATCTTCATTTAAACCTTGTTTTGGTCCACCATGATCTCTACATAGTAAAACTTTTTTGCTTTTGAGGTAGTTTGAAAAACTTCCAGTATCCCATTTATTCACATAACCACCACAATAATCCACCTGCCTTCTTGATGGAATAAGACCAATAGGATATTTTTGACTGTGTTCAATAACACAGTCAACAACATTTTTACTCATCGGTCCTATGTAATATTTTGGGAATTTCATTTAGATAACGATAGAAACAAATTATACTTTCCAAAATAATATAAAAACATATCAAGTGGATGCTCATGTAGGGGAGACATATTAATCCATATTAAAGAAGTAAGTATTTCAATACTATTAAAGTTTATATCATTCTCTTCACAAAATTCTTTAAGAATACTCTTACAGTCAATTAAAGATTTTTTTACATGAACATCACAAGTAATACTTTCAGAAAAATAAATCTCAAAATAATTATGATATAACATGTCATGATTTAACACTAAATTATGATTTAACTTAGCAAGATCATAATTCATATCACCAGACTCAATTATGCCATTAAAATCTTGTCTCCAATCAATTAATGTAAATGACTCTGAAGTTAAGATGTTATCAAGAATAAAATCACCATGAAATCCTGTAGGTCTTTTACCTACAATATCTTCAAATTTTATTTGCGAGATGAGATCTTTAATTTTAGGAACTTCAATACCATTGATATAATCCACTTTATCTAATAAATTATGTTTATCTAAAAACTTTTCAATTCTCATTAAAGTTTTATCTTTGTAAAAAGATAGTGCATTATCAAAAAAGTTTTCTTGTTCTTTAGAAACCCAGAGGTTTTCTTTTGCCCAGTGCAACAATTCAGAAAACTTAATACGGTTTACAACATCAGATAACAAGTCTGCTACAACATATTCATACTTATAAAAGTTTTCAGTGCTATCTAAAAGTTTAGGAGTTAAACCACTTAAACTGGCACTTCTTAGCACCCTATCATAACAAATCTTTTTATTATGAAAAAACTTAATCACAAAATCATCAAAGATAAAAATATTTTCATCTTCCTTATCAAGAACTTGTATTGTTTCTTTCATTTTTGAACGAGTTCTTTTGAGTGCGTCAATATTTCCAATATCATGCCAATCACCAATAGATACAACTGAAAAATCATTCATCTTGCGAATAACATGACAATCACTTAAATCATTAGTATTAACTGTTTTAAGAATATTTTTACATGTGTTCCAGAAAATTTCATAATCATAAAAACCAGAAACTCCAATATAAACATAGTCAAAGTTTTGCTCACCCTTTTCATTGATGGATAAAATTTTTCCATTCAAACAGTTAAGAGTTCTATATGACTGACTATTGTTTCCAATTCCACCAACAGACCAGTTAGATGAAAAATCAACATCAGCAATATAATTTTTTGGAAGAATTGTATCGCAAGCATGAAAGACAAAAGGACACTGCAAATATTCTTCACATAAGGAAATGGAATAGAGCAAACTACTACCCTCTCCCATATAGTTACCAACTTCAACAAAAGTAATATTACGATCTGGGTGTGCTAAAGACAGATACTGTTTCACATGAGATCCATAATGCCCCAGTGTTACAATAAACTCAACATCTTTAGGATATGTCTCAATAATATGAGAAATCACTGCTTTATCACCTACTCGCACCAAACTCTTGTTAGTAAACTTAGTTATGTTTCCAAGTCTAGATCCAAGTCCACTTGTTGTTAATAGAACCTTATACTCTACCATACTTATCCTCCAATCTTACAATATCATCTTCACCAAAATACTCACCAAGTTGAACTTCAATAAAAATTAATTCATCTTCACCAGTATTTTTTACTTGATGTGCTGCTTCTTTTGGGATACGAATAACATCACCAACAAAATGTTGTATTACAACATCATTTATTTTAACTTCTGCTTGACCCTTCACAATTATCCAAACTTCACTTCTTTTAAAATGATATTGATAACTAGGTGCTTCTTCTGGATTGATAATAATTTTTTTAACTTTTGTATAATCCTCATCAAGGAGATTTATATAAGAACCCCAAGGTTTTTTTATTGTATTATTCATTATTCTAAAGCAACTTTAATATATTTTTCATGTGGAGGATATAAAAATCCATAATATTTAGAATTTTTATCATAAACATCTTCTAAATTGTATTCTTTAACATTATGTCCATCTGGAGTAAGCACAACTCTCGCAAGTCTCCAAAAAGGTGCTTTATATCCACATTCATCACCAGGTTTATTTGGATACATTGCATGGTATCTTATGCCATTTTCCAAAAATTTATAAACCATATGATGTGTAATACATTTATGTTGATTATTTTTATAAATTTCAATAGCATCATTTAAAAGATTTCCTGATATTACAATAAAACAATCATCATTTCTTGTAGGAACTGAAATAGCATTTTCTGGCAAATATATTTCAGAAAAATCATTCAATAAAACAATATCGAATCTTGTTAAAATTATATAATCATACTCAATATTATTATCATTTTGATACTTCTTAATCTGTTCAAGAGAATCAATTATAATTTGAGTTACATGTGAAAAATTATATTTTTGTATAGATGAATTAAATTGTTTTAAATTTATATCTACTGGTTTTAATTCATTTATATATTCACTCAATCTAAGTGAATCATATGTATTAAAAAACACATCAACATTATTTTTCTTTTCAACTAAAGGATCAATAAGATATTTTTTATTAGAAGGAAGACATTCACAAAAATCTACATTGTAAGAATTAAGTCCTGGTTCATTAAAATAATTTTCTTTATAACTTATTCCTCTATAACAAATAGCATATTTCATATAACTTCAAGTCCATCTTCCCTAACTACAGAAAAAACTCTATCTATGTAATTAACCGCAACCCCCATATTATTCAGATATTCATAATAAATTCCTTCTGGACATGGTTGCAAAATTCTTTCAGTATTTTTATAAATTTCATATGCATTCATATAAATATCCATTATCTTTGTATTTCCATATACAACCCAATCCCCATATCCACCACAACCACCAGGTCTATTAAGCAAATATATTAAATTTTCTTGAATTTTTGGTATGTTTAAATCACCTTTAAACATCATATCATATCTACATTTTATAACCAAATCATATTTTACATTATTGTGTTTTTCATATTCAGATTTTAACTTATTTGATTCACAGATTGAATATAACATACTCTTGGTATTCTGATCAAAAAAAGGAAAACTATATTTTAATGATTTTGGTTTATAAAAATCAATAACATCTTTTATTTTTTTATCATCAAAAATTCCATAATCACTTGCACACTGAGGATTATAAAAATTTTTATATTTTTCATTATCATACTTATGCCAGAAATGGCAAAAAACATCACAATTATACAAATCAAGCAAATGTTTTTTTATACTACCTTTAACTAATTCATGACTTCTTATTTGACCACTAAGACACAATGCAACTTTCATTGTTCAAACCACTCCTTTCTCCATTGTTGACCACCAGCAAAATGACGAATAATTACATCATCTCTTGGTATTTTATTTATTAAAAACTCACAAGAGGATTCTCCCTCAAGTTCAGTAACATTCCAAGCAGTCGGAAGAACTTCAACATGTTCATAAAGTTCTTCCAAAGAATAAATTGTCCATTCATCTTTTGATGAATGCCACCCAAAATCAGATAAATTCCAAAATGGTTCATCAGAATGTCTTTTAATTCCTGCAAGAGAATACCAAGATGCTTGTTCACGAAATTCATGCCAAAAACTATTCACATATCCAAATCTTTCATGTTTAGATACAGCATCATTGAGTGCTTTATATCTATCTTCTGAAAGAATATTTAAAATTAATTGTCTAGACCATTCATTAATTTTAATAGAAAAAGATCCCATACAATGAGTATTTCCAGAATCAATAGAATATGAAAAAGATTTTGTTGTCTCGTATGGAATATTTGTTTTTGCAACGCACATATCAGCATCAATATGGGTTACTATATCTCCATCTTCAATGTATCCCTCTTCAAGCATTTGCTCAAGAATAGTAAATTTTAACCAAGTATAACTTCCACGATACTTATAAAGATTTTCTTTCAATTCAAGATATTCAAATCCATGCTTTTCTGCATATTCTTGATTTCTTGGAGACATGTAAGTATCAAAGAAATTTTGCCTTTGATCTTTATAATCAGCAAAAACTAGTAATATTTTTTTCATTTAATTCTTTTCACAATATTTTTAAACATGCCTTCAAGAGCAAAATACTCTTCATATACCTTTCTTCCATTTTCTAATAACTTATTATATTCTACATCATCTATTGATTTTAGTATAGTATCAATATCTTCAATCTCATCTTCATTTACAGGAACACAAAAGTCATTCCAATCCAATTCATCAGTCCAAGGAAGATAATGAACATCTGAAATATAAACTGGGACAGTTCCTAATTGAAGAATTTCATACATTCTAAAACTACTCTTCCCATAACCTCTTGGAGCAAGTCCAAATTTACTAGAGCAGGTTATGTCCAGAAACTTCTTAAAGTTGTCCATAGGGACTGTCGTAGACCAATTTCCAGCAGAAATCTCATACCCTTCCTTTCCAGACAAATGATTACACATATCCATACGAATTGGATGAGTATCTCTAGAACCAACAAAAGAAGCAAGAATAGTTTTTTCTTTATTTGGAATTAATTCTTTTGGGATAGAACCACAAATCAAAGGAATAGGAATAATATTATCCCCTTCACGATTTCCACCAGCAGAAAAAATTAAAGTGTCTTCTGGAAATTTCTCAAAAGGTCCATCATCAAATTGAGATACTGTAAAATACTTTCCATTAGATGAAAGGACAGAATCTAATTGCTCTTGAACGTTTTCGTATTGCTGTCCTGCAAACATAGAATTGCAAAAATTATTCGTCCAAAAGACATCAATATACTGTCTATCTGTTTGAACATTTTCTTCATTCCATCTTTTGAAAAAATATTCCTCAAGATATTTTCCAGTATGGTATGGAGGATATGTTGGGGAAATAGATGCAGGTCTTAACGCATCATTATTCATAAGAACCATAATTTTTCCTCCTTAAATCTTTTAGTCTTTTCTTCTACACCTACCATCCAATTATTATGAACAATTAACGCATTCTCCTTTTTACCTTCAGTATAATACGCATAACCATTTGGAAACAAATCACGATTTAAAATTGCAGCATTATTTGGATATTTGTTAATCATTATTTCATTTATAATTAACTGATCATCGGCATCAATCGCAGAAGCACATTCACTTACTATTTGTTCACACTCTTTGGACTGATTAAATACCATAAACCCTGAGCACAAAGTAGATCCAGGACTATCTCCCTGAAAAAGAATTTCTTGATGTCCTGTTAAGTATTCAATTGGATTTTTAACAAAAACAATATCAGTATCAACCCAACACAATTCTTTATTTTCTTGATATATTTTTTTAATAATTTGCCATTTATTTTTTACAATTTGACGAAATCCACTACTTTCGTCAAATGTCCAATCCTGATACTCCAAAATAGATTGATTTAAATACAAAAAACAATTTTTATATTCTTTAAGTTGCTGATAAGAATTATCATCCAAACAAGCAATATAAAAATCATCCATATTGATTCCCACTTTCTCAGCAGAAATCAACATGTTTTTACAGATGTCTATACATCCACTATTTAAAAATGTTAAAAATTTCATAGGTTCATAATTTTTTCAATAGTTAAAGTTCTACCAATTGTTTTCCACCATTTTAAAACTTTTTGATAAGAATCAATATGATGTCCTTTGTGTGTTTCTTTATAAACTCCTGTATCTTCTCCCCAATATTTTGATTTTCTATCAAAAAATGTAGTAGTGAATTTTATTTCTTCTACGAATAAAGGAAGCACAAACACATTATATTGTAAGTCTTGACTATCTATAACACTTTTGGGTGTGTAATAAATTAAATGCTCTGCCAATGGAACCCAATCAAGGTTGCCTGGAAATTCCAATAAAAATTTACCATCCTTTATAAAAGTATCAATTAAAACTTTTGCAAACTTTCTTGAAACAATGTAAGCACCAACAGAAAAATCATCCCAAGTTCTTCTTCTCAATCGCACATCATCAGAATTTTCACTTGCACACATCAATTGAATGGAATCCCAATCTTTTGGTAGATTTTCAATAAATTCATTCCAAGTAAAATTCCAATATTGAACAGTTTCCAAACTTAGATCATCTTCACAAAAGAAACCATGAGGTTCATCAGTATTATTATACCAATAATTTATCATTCTAAGGTGTGAGGTTATTGCTCCCTTTGTCCCATCATCAAGATAATGAGTTTTTAATCCTTCTATTACATCATTTGTATTTTCAAATCTTTCAGATAAAAGAAATTGAAATGATTCAATACCATTATCTAAAAATTGTTTTTTTATGTTTTCTTGTCGTTCTTTGCTTTCTTTTAGACTTGCACAATAAATGTTTGGAAATTTATTAATTGGCATTTTCGAGATACCATTCATAAGTTTTTTCAATACCTTCACGGAGACCAATTTTAGGTTCCCAACCAAGAGATTTAATTTTATCCACGTTTAGAACTTTTCTTGGAGTTCCATTTGGTTTTGTTGTATCCCAATTAATATATCGGTCATAACCAACAACATCGGCAATTGTTTCTGCCAGTTGCTTAATTGTCACATCTTCACCAGTTCCAACATTGATATGTCCTTCTTCATCATATTTTTGCATACAAATATAGCAAGCTTCAGCAAGGTCATCAACATGAAGAAATTCCCGCATTGCAGAACCATCTCCCCATAGTTCAACCTCCCAATGTTTGCTATGACTAAGAGCATTATGAAACTTAGCAATCATCGCAGGAAGAACATGTGATGTTTTCAAATCAAAATTGTCATTAGGACCATAAAGATTTGTAGGCATCAAAGAGATGGCATTAAATCCGTACTGCTGACGATATGCCTGACACATTTTAATTCCAGCAATCTTTGCAATTGCATAGGCATCATTAGTTGGTTCCAGAGCACCAGTCATTAACTGATCTTCTCTAATTGGTTGTGTTGCAAACTTAGGATAAATGCAAGAAGAACCAAGAAACAGAAGTTTAGTTACATTCCAACGATTAGCAGACTCAATAATATTTGTTTGAATACGAATATTTTCAGTTAGGAAATCTGCCTTATAGTTATTGTTTGCCATAATGCCACCAACTTTGGCAGCAGCAATAAAAACATATTCTGGTTTTTTAAGTCTAAAAAAAGTATCAGTTGCGTCTCGATCTGTAAAATCTACAACTTGACGAGTACCTTTGATGATATTTTTATATCCTTTACTCTCAAGGTTTCTAACAATTGCAGAACCAACCATCCCATTGGCACCAGCAACCAAAATCCTACTATCACTGTCCATGAATACACATATCCTCAACTAATTGTTCAAAAGAAATCTTAGGTTCCCAACCTAGTTTTTCTTTTGCCTTAGAAGCATCACCCAATAAAGTCTCTACTTCAGTCGGTCTAAAATATTTAGGATTCACACGAATAACTGGTTTTCTGCTAAATTTTTCAACTCCAACTTCTTCAAGTCCTTCACCTTCCCATTCAATATGAAGACCAAAATAAGGTCCAGCAGCATTTACAAATTCTTTAACTGAATACTGTTTTCCAGTCGCAATTACAAAATCATCAGGTTCATCCTGTTGAAGCATTAACCACATTGCTTCTACAAAGTCCTTAGCATGTCCCCAATCCCTTTTAGCATTAAGATTACCAAGATGTAAACAATCTTGCATACCAACAGAAATACGAGAAAATGCTTGAGTAATCTTACGGGTCACAAAAGTTTCTCCTCGTCTTGGTGATTCGTGATTGAAAAGAATACCCGTACAAGCATACATTCCATATGCCTCACGATAGTTCTTTGTGATCCAATACCCATAAACCTTAGCACATCCATAAGGACTACGTGGGTAAAATGGTGTAGTTTCTTTTTGTGGAACTTCCTGCACTAAACCAAACATCTCTGATGTAGATGCTTGATAGATACGAACCTTATCTTCCATTCCAAGCAAACGAACTGCTTCAAGAACACGAAGAGTTCCAAGAGCATCTGTTTGTCCTGTATATTCAGGCATATCAAAAGAAACCTTTACATGACTTTGAGCACCAAGATTATAAATCTCATCAGGTTGAACTAACTGAATAACTCTAACAAGATTTGTTGAATCAGTTAAATCACCATAATGCAACTTTAGTTTATTGTAAATATGATCAATACGATGGGTATTAATGAGTGAACAACGACGAATAATGCCATGAACTTCATATCCTTTTTCTAGGAGCAGTTCGGCAAGATAAGATCCATCTTGACCTGTAATACCAGTAATTAAAGCAACTTTCATATAATAAAATATTTTGTACTATTATATCAAAAAAGGAGAGTTTATGCAACTCTCCTTTAATGTATGTAAGCATAGGGTCGTATTAAATACTGACTCCACCAGTACTTTTAAAGTCTCTCCGTGACTATGGGAATACTGGGAGTTGAACCCAGACTAACCCGTTATAAGCAGGCCGCTCTGACCATTAAGCTATACTCCCAAAAATTCAACAACCCTCTTCGTGATCCGTGTGTATTCGGATAAGGTCGTCAACTTCTTTATACTCACCATAAGGAATCATCATAGCATCTCCGTATTCGCTAGTGATAACAAAAGACTCTCCATTTTCTACTCTTTCTATTAGATTATCAAAGTCTTCTTGGAATTCTTCTACCGTAAACTTTTTCATTTGCTTCATTAATATAAGATTATCATATCAGTTATTGAAAGGTCTGTCAATATAATTATAAAAAATTAAAACTTATTCAAATGGTCTTCCAATCTATGTAATAGTTTTTCCATTTTAGGCATATCTGGAACTTCTAAATTTGACGCATAAAGATACTCATCCAATGCGATTGTAAGTAATTCAATATCACCCTTAGACAGGTTTGGGGATTCCCAACTCATTTAATTTCAAACTCCATTTTTCTAACTTTACGGTTTCTTCTTGCTTCTTGATATGCAAGATCTTCTCTTGTAAAAAGAGAAGAAGAATTATTTTTTAAATTTGGATTTGATATTAACTCTACCAAACTTAAATCTAATGCAGTAATTTTATCATCTTTTACTGTGGTTAAATTATCACATCCACAACACTTAGTCTGTGTTTGATGAGAGTGCAACTCTTTGTTGCACATTTTACATCTGACCTTTAACATTTTATATCATTCCTTTAAATTAGTCAAGTATTTACATTATACCATTAATTTTTATTCTAGAAAAGATCTCAACATCCAATGGAATTTGCCGTGCGTTTCCATTATAGTTTGAACTAAATTTGAAGTTGCATATTGTTTTTGTTTATCTGCTTCTTCTGAAATTTCTGTAAATATTTCTACAATCTTTTTATTATCATCTCTCAACTGCCTAACCATTTCCATAGCACCAATATCTTGGGCACTATTTGATGCTTGTTCAATTTGAGTTACTTCAGTAATTCTTGTGAGAGTGCTGACTGGTTTCATTCCCAAATATCTCATATGTTCTGTGAGAGTATCAATCTCTTCAAACATTTCATTATATTGTTCACCAAAGACAGTGTGTAGTTGATGAAAGTCTGGTCCAACAACATCCCAATGATAAATCCAAGTTTTTTGAAATAAAACAAAAAGTGATGCCTGAGCATCACTAAGTGATTTGAATAAAGTTTCCATTATACTTTTTGAAGTATTTATAAATGACCAAATACCAAAATCCCCCTTGTGGGGGATAAATGGTACTTACACCTTAAAGGTTATCAGAACTTGATACCAAGACCAGTTGTGAACACGGGACTATAAGTTCCGTTTGAACTACCATAACTGTTACCAGCATTGGTAGTGGGGAACTTAAGATCTGCAAAACCAACCAAGGAATCAGTAATACGACCTTCAACACCCAAAGCAAGAACAACTTGAGTCTGAGAACCAACAGCAGATTGATAATTGGAAGTGGTGTTATTCACAAAAGGAGTTTGAACACCAATACCACCATAGATGTTTGCACGACTTACTTTAGTTCCATTTGCAAGATTCTTGCGTGAAACGGAATAATCATAAGTAGCAAGAGCACCACCAGCAGCACCAATCTGTCCAGCAGGGTTACCAACAAAGTTGCCATAAGGGCGAATTGAAACTTCATTTCCCCAAGCAGTAGCAACAGGAAGACGTGCCTGAACAGTAGCACCGGAGATGGTTTGATTAGTACCATTACCACCGCCAGCAACTCCTTGCTTATTCAGCAGAACGCCAACACCTACATACTGACCAACTCCTTGTGCCTTACGAGCAGAAGCAACTTCCAGAGTCGTTACACGAGTATTAGTGGCAGCAATTTCTTTGGAGAATTGAGCACGAAGCGCGGCAGCAAGAGCAGCATCAGCAGCAGTCTGATACTCACTAATGCGATCCAGGCAAGCACTAGTCAGTGCAGCAAGTTGGGCACGAGTGGCAGGTTGTCCTGGTTGAAAAGTTCCATTAGGGAAACCAGCAACACATCCATAACGCGATACCAGATTTGAAACTGCCTGATAAGACCAGTCAGTAGGTTGCACATCACTCAGTTGAGAAACACTGGTGACTTGTGCCATAGCAGGAGCGGTCATTGCAGAAACAACAACGGCACTAGCAAAAAATGATTTAAAATTCATAAGATTGTATTAAGATTTACAACTACGAGGATTATTTAGTATTCCCAAAAAATTGGGAAAGCGAAATAGGAGATTCGAACTCCTGACGTTCTGCTTGGAAGGCAGACATTCTACCGCTGAATTAATTTCGCATCTTTTGGGCAGTCATCAACCCATGGAGCACACAATCTCATTTCACCTCCAAGAACTGATTGGGCATAAGACCCGTCTTGTGGTTTCTCTGAGTATCGTGGTGAAGGTATTTTAACCTTTCCATCATCTCCTGTCAATCGTTCATACTCTGCGATTGCTGCATCAACATCACGATTGATTCTTCTATCAAGTTTCTCTGGATCTTTAATCACAAAGTCGTTGAGAATAGTTTGTGGGAAATATCTTCTTTGAACTTCGTCAAGTAAGTCCCAAATACTATCTTGCTTAATACCACTACATTGGGAAAGTGTTGCAATAATAGAACTCAATACAATTCCTATGATTGCATATTGTTTTATATCTGGTTTTTGTTTTCCAAATTTAAACATAAGAAAGGAGAGCAGTAACACTCCCCTTATATATTAGACTTCTACTTGAACTAGTCGAGATGCATAATCATAGGCATAAGATGTGCGAGCACCATGATGCCCCCAACCAATCCAACTGTACGCATAGTCCATGTAAGAGTAAATTGATTTGCCGGGAGTTTTCATCTTCTCCTCAATCCTCTTCCACTGAACTTCATTTGTTAGATAACGAAGTTGCGTTTGAAGTGATGATGGAGAACCACCATACTTCTTAGCAAAATCACCCAATCCATAATAACGATTCGCAGATGTCCATTGAATCAAACCATAACCACCTGAGCAATTATAGTATGACGTTATACTACCACCTTCACAAACACTAGATTGGAATGTTGATTCCTGTTTAATGTTGCCCATGATGGTAGCAAGGGCGTTTCTGTCTTTGATTCCAATATCTTGGAAGTAATCAAGAGCATTTTGCTCTACATTTGAACACCCTTTACAAATTAACCTTTTCTCTTTTGGTTTTTCGGGAACAACCTCTTTGGTCGTTGTCTTGGTCTCAAACTCCTTAATCACAGAAAATGGTGGCGGGGCACTCAATGGGGGAGGAGGAAATAAACCAGGCAATGTTGCCGTATTGGTCGTAACCGCTGCCAAAAGGGGCAAGGTTACTGTAAAGAAATTTTGCATTTAAATTAATTGAACTCTACATCCCAATAGAAAGGGGGTACACCAACCCTCTCGGGAGGCACTTTCCTGGGCTCTAATTTTCACAATCAAATTCTCATAATATTAAAACCTACTCATAATAGGAATCCAAAAATGGATTTTTGCATTATATCAGAGTATTTAGAAATCATTAAAAATCTAAAAATTTTCCACTGATATAATCAAGTGATAATACTTCAAGGTTTTCTTTTTGAATTACCCAATCACGGATCTCATCATAGATACATTTCGCATCTCTTGCTCTACCCTCTTCACACAAATCGTGCATACGATCAATATGTTGTTGTATCGTATCATTACAGATTTTCTTGATATGAAGTCGCATTAAAGTAATCCTTCCTGAAATATCGATTCATGACATTTGAATTATAATACGCAGGAACTCCACTGTCAAGTGCTTCCGTCAGGACGTTATTTAAAAATAATTGCCTTGTCTCTTCATAGTTTGTCTTACCTAATGTCTTATGAAGAGACACTATAGTTCTTTGGAACTTATCCTTTCCATATTTCTTTATATCTTCTTTTAATTCAGGACAAGAACCATAATAATTTTTCCAATCACTTTCTTGTTTTACTTTTCTTTTCTTTCCTTTTGGTGTTCTAAAAGACCAAAAGTATTTTCTTCCCAAATATTTTCTTTGAGTTTCTTCACAACTTATCAAATAAACAAATCCAAAATTCTCTTGAATATCTTCTGTCTCAAAAACTTTTCCTTGATATAACCAAGGGTTTTCATAACTCATTCGGGCCCTTAATAATCTTCAAGTTATTTAGATATAACTTATCTTTCAACCCTAACAGAGTGATTATAGTCATAAAAAAAGCACCTGTCAAGGTGCTTTAATGAATTGTAATATTGTATCAATCTTCATCTTTTGGTTTAAATCTTCCAATTTCAGGCATTGAATGCTGTTGCTTACCACCTCTCTTAGCAACACTTGTTCTTACACCATTGATGTTATCAAACCTTTCAAGTTCTTTTATTCTTGCCTTTCTTTCCTTAGAACCAAAATCAGTTCTTAGTGCTTGTAGTTGTCCCTCTTCATTATCAAGGAGCTTGCTTTCCTTTCTTTTCATTTTAGCAACAGGAAGAGGTTTCTTTTCTTCCATAATACTTTCAAACCAACCCTCACTCATATTGTTGATAATCACATTTGCGTCATCAACGGTTGATGCAAAGTTATTCTCTAAAAGATATGATGCTACAAACTCATATGCTTCATATGCCTCTCTATTGAGTTGCTTTTTTTCTCTTGGGGTTAGAGCACTTCTTTGTGCTCCTCTTGCTGCCTGCTTTGCTTTTACTGCAGGGTCATTGGACTTGTGAGCATATCCACGAAGACCAGGAGATGAAGAAGTTGTATTACGGAAATCGCCTCTTTGCTTTCTTGCAAGATTTTCTCTACCCTCTTTCTTTTTATTGTCACCATAAGTTTCACGACCTGCTAATGCAGTTGCTTTGTCTGCAAACGCACCAGCACCACTATCACCAGTTTTATTAGCAATTGTATTACGAATTGCAGTCTCATCATAACCTCTCTTAGCCATCGCAGTTGCTTCATAAATCTCAAACATATCATCCCAAGTATATCCACTTAGGTCATAACCTTCTTCAATAAGTTCATTTACCCAAAGTTCAACTTCTTCATTATAAGATTTGTTCTTCACCATAGCAATTGCTTTTGCTTTGGGAACACCAGAAGCAATCATTCTCGCAATTCTTATATCCGCAAAATCATTATCACCATCTTCGTCTTGGTCTACTTTTTTCTTTGCTTCGTAAATTGAAGCATAAGCACCTGCAATTTCTCTAATTGTTTTTGCAGAAGGCCATTCGTATGAATTCATTTGTGGTTTTGGTTTTGGTGCTTCTGTTGGTTTGGGAGGTGCTGCTTTGATTGCGTTTGGATTGTTAACTAAACTTTGATTACCTGCACCAAGTTTAGCAACTGCTGGAGACTGAACTGAAGGAGAGTTCATTGGAAGATTTGACCTCATATCCTTCATTAAAGGATTATCAGTCTGTTGAGTTCCACGAATTCTTGCTTTTTCATCTGCCGCAGCAGCAAGTTTTGAATTTGCTGCTCTCCATTGGTCCATTGGAGAACCTGCTGGTTTTGGTGCCGACGCAGCAGGAGTTGGTGAAGATGGTTTTGGTGCCGACGCAGCAGGAGTTGGTGAAGATGGTTTTGGTGCCGCTGGTCTATTAGAACCACCAGAACCACCAGAACCACCAGATGCTGTTTCTGCTTTTGCTTTTAGTGCTGCCCTTCCACGAGCAACTACATCTGCAGCGGTATATGAGTCACCAACAGCTGCGTTACCACCACCAGCCCTAAACTCAGCATTTTGTTTATCTCCTAGATTTTTGCTGTTATATTCAAAAGGTTTTGGTTTTTGTACTGGTGGTTTTTGTACTGCTGCTGTTGGTGTACCAAATGCGTTTCTGTATGCAGCAATATCATCTGCTCTATTTTGTGTTCTTTGACTTTGTTGTCTAGCAGAAGCAGCTGTTTGTTCTGCTCTTTTTTTATCACCAATTTGTTGAGACTTTTGCATATATTTTTTTGCCCTAGCACTGTCACCAGAAGCCGCAAGTGCTCGTGACCATCCAGCATACCCACCCATTGAGGCAAAGTCATCTCTAGCTTGTTGTAATTGTTGAACCATTTGTACTTTATCAGCACTATAAGGTCCTTCATTCAATAACTGCTCTTCATCATAAACACTTAAATATAACTCGTTCAATGCGTCTAAATCTTTTTTATTCATCTTCTTAGGAGCAGTAAAAAGTACTTTTCTATATTTATTTAGTGTTTTTTAATATCAATCAATAAACTGTTTCCAGTACTCATAAGAACTCATCTCTTCTCCCATACCTCTTCTTGCTCTTTGTCTTCTTCTTTGTGTTTCTTTAGTTGATTTTGATGGATTTGTGTTTGCTCTTATTCCTATATTAGTATCTCCTGGTTTATTTTCCTTACCAACTCTTTTTGGAACTATATCTCCAACTTTTCCTTTTCCTTTTGGTTTTCTTGTAGAAGGTCTTGATTGATATGCTATAACTTTAGCCTGTGGAGCAGCAGCACTTGCGGCAGCAGCCATAGCTCTTGTATTACCAAGGTGATCATCAGTTGTAATTAGTTTTTTATCACTTGGGTCTACAATTTTTGAAACTAATTTACCCTTTTTTTCAGGACCAGAAAGACCTCTGTTTGATCCTTTATTCATTCCACCAGTAAAATGAACATCTGCTCTTTTTAAACCTCTCACCCCAATTCTATCTCTCAAATCTCTCACAAATGATCCTGGGTCATCCATAGGAGTGCTAGGTTTATTGCTTCCAAATGGAGATCCTCCACGAGCAGTAACAACAGATTTTTTTGCGGGTCTTCTTGGACTATCTCCCATTCCAGCTACTTTTGTTTTTTTAGTAGTATCTTTAAACTTTTTAGAACTTCTAAATTCATTAAATCCATATTCATGTTTGAGTTCAAGTGGGGTATGGGCAAATTCACTGGGGGTCATTGCTTTAACGTGTTTATAAGAACTTGAGTTCTTTTTGTATAAATCAATTTTAGCAGCATCTGGATGTCTTTGGTCTGCGACATTATCATCCACATCGTGTATAACGTGTGTTGTACTTACTCTGGGAATTGGATTTCCTTTAGCATCATATCCCTTTCTTCCAGCATTTGCTGCTCTTCTTTCAGTTCTTGAACGTCTTGCTTCTTCAATATACTCTTCAAGGATAACTGCCAGAAATTCACTACTCATATGTTCAAATATATTTTCCGCAGTCTCATAATCTTCTGCGAATTCACTATCAACCAAAGTTTCAATTACATAATCATAAATGTTTTCTGTTTCTTCTTTTTGTGCCGCATAATAAGCACCAAGTGCTCTCTTAATTCTTTGCTTCTTACTATCATCCTTAAAAGTTTTGCTCTTTGAATGAAAGAAATCACTGATTGTCGCACCAGCATCAGCACCTACATCAATTGATTCATTCTGTCTCTTGTGCTTCCAAGAACCTTCCCAATAAGTATCCCAACTCTTCTTATCTGCCTTTGCTTGCTCTGGTGAAGATGGCGTGAAGGTCGCACTATTCTTACGAACTGAACCAAGTGGTTTTCTTTTCTTAGGTCCAGATGCTGCTGCTTTCGCAGCCATTTTTTGAAGTTCTGAGTCAGTTCCAGTTCTCTTCTTATCACCAACTGTTTTAGTTACGGGGTCCCAATGTGCTTCACCAAGTTCTACTTCTTCTTTCTTTAAAAATCCAGGAAGTTGTGGTCCTGCTTTCTTTGCTCTTTCTTTTCTTCTACGAGTAATTTCAGCATCTGCCTTATTCGCAAATTCTGGTTGTCCCGCAACATCTGGATGCTCTGCTGCAACACCTTCACTATAAATTCTTTTAAACTTAAAAGTTCCAGACATATGAGTAAGCAATACCTTCTTTTTATTTATAAAAAAAAGAGGGGTCGAAACCCCCTCACATCATAGTTGAAATCCAGCAAATGTATCTTTTTCTACATCTTGTTTAATCCCACCAACCACATAACTCTCAACTTCCGTTTCTTGTGGTGCTACTTGAAGTCCTTTGGAACTAATCCAATGCTCCGTCCAAGGAAGTGGATTGTTTTTAGCAGCAATATCATAAATTGGTTTAATACCAATAGACTTCATACGACGATTCGCAATCCATTCAACATAACTCCAAAGAAGTTTATCGTTCAATCCAATCATTGAACCATCCTTAAACAAATATTCTGCCCACCTCTTTTCCTCATTCACACAATTCTCAAAGGCACCTTTTACCCATTCCTCTTCTTCCTTAGCAATTTGTTGCATTTCTGGATCATCTCCTTCACGCCATTTATTGAGGATGTTTTGAGTAATAACAAGGTGCTGATTTTCGTCTCTTGCGATGAGAGAGATAATTTTAGCGGATCCTTCCATAAGTTTGAGTTCACCAAACGCAAACGAGCAAGCGAAAGAGACATAGAATCTGATACCTTCGAGAATATTGACATTTGCTACTGCACGATAGAGTTTTCTTTTGAGTTCATATCTTTCATCCTTTGCAGTTCCAGCACCTTCTTGTGCATGAACCCAAAGATTTGAGTTTCCATAATGTTGTGCGGAATTAATAAAGTCATCATAAGCACCAGTTACTGATGATGCCCGTTCAAGAATTTTTTCATTACTCAAAATAGAATCAAAGACTTCTGTGGGATCAGAGTAAACATTCTTAATAATGTATGTATAGGAACGACTATGAATCATTTCCATAAATTCCCAAACCTTCATACACGCTTCCAATTCTGGAAGAGAACAATAAGGTGTAAAAGCCATTCCAGGTCCACGACCCTGAACTGAATCCAAAAGAATTTGATACTTCAAATTAGAAGTGAAGATGTGCTTTTGTTCTGGTCGAAGAGTTTGATAATCTGCACGATCTTTCTGTAAAGAAACTTCTTCTGGTCTCCAGAAATATCCCAACTGCTGTTGAGTCAGTTTATCAAAGACAGGATACTTATATGAATCATATCTTTGAACTCCAAGAGGAGCACCAAAAAACATAGGTTGCTTTTTGGCATCTATCTCTTGAGTATTAAATACGGTCATTCCTTCGATCATTTTTTCTTTCTCTGTATTAACTCTAAATTTTACAGGATTCACAATCTTCTTCTCCACCTTCTAAAAGTTCTTTAACTAAATCATCAATACTTACTTTATCTTCCTTAACTTCATCAGTCTTATTGTCATATGTATTTTGATAATATGCCGTCTTATGTCCCAGTTTAAAACAAGTAAGCATATCTTGTGCCATTACGCTAACAGGAACTTCATTATTGGCATAATTCTCTGGATTATACGACCAGTTTCCAGAAATTGCTTGATCAAAGAACTTCTGCATAACTGCAACAATATTAATATACCCACGATTGCTAGGCATATCCCAAAGCAACGTATAGTTGTTTTTAAGATGTTGATACTGTGGAACAATCTGTTTGAGAGGTCCTTTTTTAGATTTCTTAATTGATAAGAATCCACGAGGAGGTTCAATTCCATTAGTTGCATTTGAAACTACAGAACTTGATTCTGATGGCATTTGTGCTGTAAGAGTAGAGTGTCTCAATCCAAACTCTTTAATTGACTGTCTTAGTGCTTCCCAATCGTGCTGAAGAGGAACAGAAGACACTTCATCTACATCTTTCTTGTAAGTATCAATAGGAAGAATACCTTGTGAATATTTAGTACGATTGAAATATTCACAAGCACCCTTTTCTTTAGCAACTTCATTTGATGCTTTAAGAAGGAAATATTGGAATGATTCAGACAATTGATGAACTGCATCCCAAGATTCTTGAGTATCATAATTAAACCCAAGTTTGGCAAGATAATGTGCTAAACCAATGTAACCAACACCTAAAGACCTACGTGCTTTAGTTCCAATCTCTGCAGCAACTACAGGATAGTTTTGATAGTCAATCAATTCTTCCAAACCACGAACAGAAAGATTGCAAAGATCCTCAAACTCTTCATCTGATTTTACTTTACCGACATTAATAGCAGAAAGAATGCAAAGTGCAATCTCACCATTAGGGTCATCAATATGTTGAAGTGGAACTGTAGGAAGTGTTATCTCCTGGCACAAATTACTCATTTCCACCTTATCCAAGAAAGAAGAGTGTGAGTTGCAGTGGTCAATATTCATAATGTAAATACGACCAGTTTCTGCTCTTTCTTTTAGAAGGTCCAAAAAGAGTTCTTGAGCTCCGATAGTCTTTCTAGGAATAGATTCATTTCGTTCTGCAGCAACATAAAGATCGTCAAATCGATCAGTCCCAAAAGCAGCATAAAGACCAGGAACTGCGTGTGGAGAGAAAAGTGAGATTTCTTCGTTTTTAATAAATCGTCCATAGAACAGTTTAGAGATTTGGATACTGTAATCTAACTTACGAACACGATTATCCTCCGTACCCTTGTTGTTTTTTAAGACTAGAATGTCTTCGATTTCTTGATGCCAGATAGGAAAGTGGACTGTAGCAGAACCACCTCTGATGCCGTTTTGTGTGCAACATCGCACAGTTGCTTCAAACTTTTTAAGGAAGGGGACCACACCTGTGTGTTGTACCTCTCCACCTCTGATTTTAGCGTTGATGCCACGGATGCGACCTGCGTTGATGCCGATGCCTGCCCTTTGAGCAACATACCTCCCAATAGCCATATCACTACTGAAGATGCTATCCAAGGTGTCATCAACATCAACAAGAACACAACTAGCAAACTGCCTGAGAGGTGTTCTAACTCCTGCCATAATGGGAGTTGGGATGTTGATTTTGTGTTTTGAGATTGCGTCATAATACCTCTTCACATATGAGAGACGTGTTTCTTTTGGATATCTAGCAAAAATAGTAGCAGCAATCATCATATACATGAACTGTGGAGTTTCATATACTTGACCACTACTGCGATCTTGAACCAAATACTTATCAACTACTTGACGAAGACCAGCATAGGTGAAAAGATAATCTCTACTATGCTTGATATAACTACCAAGTCTATCAAGTTCTTCTTTCGTATAATTGGTCAAAATTTCTGGATCATAAACTCCAACATCTACACAACTATTAATGTGTTCGACAAAATCAGGATGATCTTGAACTCTTCCGTACAAAGATTTTCTTACAGAAAACAGAAGTAGTCTTGCTGCAACAAACTGATAATTTGGATTATCCAAATCAATTAAATCAGAAGCAGAACGAATTAAAATCTCCTGAATTTCTGCTGTGGTGATTCCATCATAAAATTGAATACCAGATTGCATCTCTACCTGTGATGCAGAAACACCAGAGAGGTCTCTACATGCCTCCTCAACCATCAAGTGAAGTTTATTTAGATCAAGAGGTTCATTATCACCACTTCTCTTAACTACTTTTGTGCCGTTGCTCATACTCGTTTCCATCCAATAAGTTTTGCTTTTGCTTCTAGTCCCATATAAGTATTTTCCTTGATGATTTTTGGAGCATCAATTCCTGATAGGATCATATCATTAATATCCTTTTCTTTCAAGTCATTTGGCCAAATGACAATTGGAAATCGCATTTGTATTGCTTTTTCCATTCTATCAACAATTTGTTTATTCCGTTTTTCATTATCATATACCATTACAAAATCTGTTCCAAAGTTAGAAACAAAAAACATTTTGTCAATGTCTGCACCAACCATAGCAATTGAATTATCTAAAAACATACTATCAAATGGTCCTTCAACAACATAAACAGTTTTATCGTAATCTGGTTTATCCAAATTGTAAATTTTTGGAGGTACATCATCAAGAATAATTGTAATGTATTTTACCTTTGAATTTTTATTTAAACTACGACCTTGAAATCCAAATATTTCTCCTTTATTGATTAAAGGAATAATGATTCGTGGTTCGTCCTTTTCTACTTTATCAAAGGTGTGTTTTTGAGTATTCGTCCATTCTTTAAACTTCTCACAGAAATACAATTCACGCAGATAGTTGTTGGGTATCTTTCTATCTTCTAGGTATTTTCTTGCGGAGTGTTCTTTATTTAGTTCTGCGATAGTAGGCAGGTCAAATGCCTTTTTTGAAAAGTTTGGTTTCTCAAAATTAAACTCTGGGTTCTTTGTTTGAGACCTTTTTCCAGTAGTTCCCTCTTTATATCTCTCCATTACATACTGGTCGTAAAGAACAGTATCCATATCTTTCAAAAAGTTCGTAAATGTTCTAGAAGTCCCACAATTATGACATTTAAAATTGTGATCATTCTTTAATTGGTAAATATATCCTCTCGTTTTACTTTTTGTCCTTTGACTATCACCACAGTAAGGACACCGAAAGTTATAAAGACCTTCTTTCTTCTTAGCAAACTTATCCAGTCGGGAAGAAACCAACCCGATGTATTTGGAATCAACAAAACTCATTGCAAAAGAATACTATTTCAGTCTCTCTATTCTACCGTTGTCTTGTGCTGGTGTCAAGATTTTTCCAAAGAAATCTGCGTTTCTAACTACAAATGATAAGCAAAATACTATTCCAATACCTATCCAAACTTTCTTTTCTAATCCTTGCAACTTTGCCAATACCGCAGTATGGTCTTTATCCATTTTATCCTTTAACTGATCTATCTTAGAAAAGAGTACATCTTCCATCTTTTCCCCATTATTAATCTTTTCTTCATGAACTATAAGCATTTTAGTTACATTTGCATTTACTTCACTTATCTTTTCAATCGCACTCTCAATACGTTGCATCAATTGCTCACTTGTATGGATTTTCTCCTCAAGGATTGCAACCTTTGTTTCTATTGTTTGAGGGGGACTATACATTGGATTGATTATGGTTGTGGGTTTCTTCGTTGTAACCAATTTTTGCGGAATCCCGCTCCATATATGTATTTATTCTTCTTTCTTACTGGGGGATTATCTGGTGGAAGACCCGCTATATTTATTTGACCTGGTGGATTTGTGGAATTCGTAGGAGCAGCAGATACTGACATTCCATCTTCAACAATATAATGCCTTACAATTGAAATAATTCTGTCTAGGGTAGATTCTTTCATTAGATTAAATTAAGTTGTTCTAAACATTCTATATCAATTGGAATATTATGAATTTTGGTTTTTGGAACTTCCGGCAATCTTCCAAGATAAACTACAAAAGTTTTTACAATACTCCAAAATTCACCATCTATTTTATAAAACAATAAAGGTGTTGCTGCATCACCAAAAACATTATAAAGAATAATAAAATGATTAATCAAAAGGTGAGCGTTTAGCTCACCCGTTGTTTTATGTCTTTTCAATAATCTTTTTATCCACTTGAATCTTTTTAGGTCCTCATAAAAATCATCTTTGGTTGCAGCCTGTGGATTATCATAATGTTTAATAGCAAACATCAAATAATTATCTTCATTCAACTCATCAAATCTCATATTATATTTTAGCTAACCGTTAATGTAGTAGTTCCAAGACCAACACCAGAAGTTGTTCCGGCACCAGCAACGTTGCGAATAATGTTTACAAATTGTTGTGAGAAAGAACTAATTACACCAACACCATTAGAACCATCGGTAATAAGACCAATAAATCCTCTACTTGCATCAATAAACAATTTCGTAGCAACAGTTCTTGTGCTAAATGTAACAGCAGTTCCAATACCAATCACAGATCCAACTGTAGATGCGGTTCCAATTGTAACAAAGGTATCACCAACAGAAACTACAGGTTTTGTTGTGATTGCAGTTCCCACAGTAATTGAACTTCCTGCCGAAACACCAGTCAAACTACCAACATAAATTACAGTAGAACCAAGAGCAACTGTAGTATTAATAGTAGTGCTCAAGAATGAAACATTTGTAGTAAGACCAACACTTGGAGATGTAAATGCAAATGCTACTCTGTTTGTAATTTGACCGTTATACCCAGTAAATATCCCTGGTGAACCATGAGTAGCAGCAGTTCCAGCCCAAGCATATTGAGTAGCATTTGGACTTATTGATGCTGCCGTTGCAACAATTCTCGTTGTCTCAATTCCAGATACACCGTTTGCATCAAAGGCACGAATACTAACAGTTGCTCCAGCACTTGCGAAAACAAGTTCATTAAAAACAACATGAACATAACCAGTAGTATTTGTAGCAATACCAGTAGTTGCTCCACCACCAACAGAAATTGGTGATGCTAAATTTGGATCTTCAAAGAACACTGCAACTGGACCAGCAGTTCCAATACCAGCAAATTGGCTACTAATACCAGTATTAGTAGAGTTTAAATCAGGAACTGTAACCAATACCTCATCAAAATAACGAGTAGAAATTCCAGAATTTTCTCTAGTCTTATATCTTCTTTGAATCCAACCACGAACATCTGCGAAAGTATTCCAAGGGCTCGTGTTGCGATCCAGTTCATTTTGAAATTTCGGAATAGCGTAATTGTTTGCCGCAGTTTCCGAAGATGTTGAAATACCCCAAAGTGCCATGTGTTTTCTCTCTAGTTTTTTTTCCTAAAATTATTTATAAAAATAGGGGAGCAACAAACTCCCCAAAATTATAATCTATCTATATGCTCAAGGAGTAATGTCCTTTGCACCTTTTGCTTTTAAAGCATTTTGTGCTTGAATAAGAATAAGTGAAAGAATACCATTTGCCTTGACCTTTGGATTTGCTCCAAGTGCTTCAGAAACTGCAAAAAGAACAGTTGCGATAAGTGCTTGATTAGCAGTTGCCCAAGCGATGATTGCTGCGATTGACATAATGACCTCGTGTAAATGTTCCTGTATTATTTATCAACAATTCCATTTTCTTAACGAAAGTGCTTTTCTTGTTGGTCTTCCCTTTTCATCTTTCATAGGACCAGGCATCCCACCCATACGAGCACAGAAAGACTTTCTGCGTTTTGCTGCTTTACTACCTTTTTTAAGTTTTGATGGTGGAGTAGTCACAGCAAGAGAGAGTTTTGAACCTGGATTTTCTCTACGATAAGACGCAATCCCCTTTTTGTTTAAACCACCCTCGGGGTTCTTCCCCTCCTTACGTTGCCAAGCAGCACTTTCCTCTCCAATAATTCCCGAATTCAATTGAAAGTTCTTTTTCTTTTTTGCGTCTATTGCTTTTTTAATAATCATCATCGCAAGAACTTTTTTCTTATCATCCTCACATCCACATTCTTCTGTTACATCTTTGTTCTTTTTCTTTTTCTTTTTCTTTGGTTTTTCAACATCGGCATTCACTTGTTTCATTAGTTTCAAAACACCAGCAGTTCTATTTCTTCTTTCACTTGGAGAAAGAGATGAAAAAGGTTCACGAGAATGCTGACGGAAAGTTTCATATTCATCATCATATCCTTCCGAAACAGGTTCAGTTTCACCAGACATATAATCAGCAACAGTATCAATATGATCTGCTGCTTTTGAGATTTTAGATTGAACCCAAGCAGGAAGTTGTTGATTTGGAGATTTTATTTTTTTACGAAGAGTTTTGACTGCTCTTTCCATCGTAGCAAGTTCATTATGAGCCATTCCACCTTCTTGGTCCTTTTCCTCTTTCATATTTGGATTGAGTTCAACTTTATTTTTACCACGCATTACATCAATAATTTTTTTCCTTTTTGCTTCTTTATCTTCAACTTCAGCAACAAATTCTTCCCTTGAAAAAATTTTACCCACATTAGATAATGCCTTAGTATAAGCAGTTGCTGATGAATCATTAGAACTAATTGGTTCTTCACTACTACTTGAAGAACTTTGAGAGTTTGAACTATTGTCCCCATCACCCAATTTATTCTTAACTGTTTTTTTAATTACATTAGATACTTTAGACCCAAGACCAGTTTCCCCAGCAGCTGCTGCTCTTCCTGCCCCAGAGGCAACAGATGCGGCCTCAGCAGCACCACCCGCTTCCAATGCAGCAAGAAGTGCTGGTAGGAACTCATGTAGATTTTCTATAGAGTTGTTTTCTGAAAGTAGTTCTTCTCTCCAATCAAAATATTTTTCTTTGATCGTTGGTGGTTTGGGTGGTTTAGGTGCCTTGAATGGTATAGGAGAAGAACGTTTTCCTTCGATTTCTGATGCTTCTTTCTTTGCCTTGTGTCTTGCTATACCATAATGAATTCCTGCTTTCGCAACTCCACCAAAAAGAGACCCCACATTTCCAATTGCCTTTGTATAAGCAGTCGCATCACTATCTTTATATGATATTGATTGTGGTTTACTAATACTAGAAAGAGCAGCACTCGCAGCTTTTCTTGGTTTATTTTTAATATTCTCTAATTCCTGCTTTTTCTTTTCCTCAGCATTTTTCGCAGCTTGTCCTATAACCCACTTGGAATGTGCATCTTTTCTTTCATTTTCTTTTTCTCTTGTATCTTGTCGTCTTTCTCTTACTTTTACATCTCTTTCTCTTAATTTTAACTCGTCTGGAGTTAATCTACTCTTTCTTTTTTTCTGTTCTTTTGCTGAAACCTCACGATTCTTTTTGTGTATGGCGTAAGTCCTTACTAATCTACCTGCCCTTTCTGGACCTGTTTCTTCTCCATCATCATCATATCCTGGAGCAATATATGTTTTATTAGATTGTCTAAATTGATTGGCTTTATTTCTATTTTTTTGATTTGGAGTTTTACCACTTCCTGGTAATTTTTCAGTTGGTTCATAATATCTTTCATAAACATCACAAAATTCATCCAAAGTATAATCTTTGTTTCTATCTCTTGCCTCAGCAATAATTTCGTTCCAAGGTCTCATTTTGCTTAGATACTTCTTTTCTTACTTGTATTTATCTTATTCGTAAAGTTCACGAACGTCTTTCAACCAACTCTTAAACATCACACCTTCTTTCGTTACACAAATTAAATGATTTGCTCCTCTACGAAGAATTCTTCCAACCAATCCACTATTTAAATTTTCTACCAAAGCACCAACATCAAATAATCCATTCTTCTTATAATTCCATCTCATTCCTTCATAATCCAATTCTGGAGCAATCTTCCAAATCTCAGTATCTTCACTTACTTTCATCGAACGAGAAACAGTATTAAACATTTCATGTTTCTCGACTGTATCCATATTTGCTGGAAGACCAGTAGCAAATCTTTCATAATCTCCCATTGCTGCTGCCGTTCTCATCATCGCAGAAGAACCAGGACTTTCAACATCACTATCGGGGTCTTTTACACCAGATGGTACTACTTCAATATTATTAAACTGATATTGTTGTCCGTCTCCTTTGTGAACTAAACTTTGGAATTCTCCAAGTCTGTCTTGTCCCGTTACAATAACAACATCAGTATAACCATCATTATATACAGAACCCAAAACATCAAAAATAGTTTTTGTTTTATCACTATCTACAATATATTCCGCATACTCTGGGAACATAGATTGTAGATAAGAAATCTTTAATCCTGGATTGAGTGGATTTGTTGCTCCATCTTCAATACGACTTGGATAAACTCTAAACTCAAATTTTCTTCGAGTTGCTTGTGAATATCCTGCCTTTAATAATGCTCCGTGATTTTTAGATGGAGGATTAAATCTTCCAATCACAATCGCAACACCATTAACCTGCTCTGCTTCTGGTTGCTGTTGCTGTGCTGCTTGTTGTTGTGGTGCTGCCTTTTGTTGCTGTTGTGCTCCTGCTTGTTTCTTTTCTCCTTGTTGCTGTTGAGCATCAGCACCACCTTGACCGAAATACTTTAACTTTCCACCTACAGTTTTTGCTACAAGATTTCCTTGATTATCATACCAATCACCGTGACCATCTCCTTTAAGTCCGCGATTCTTTGCCTCAGTAGACGCAAGTGTTTCTACTGCTTCTTTAATAAATCTAGCAAAACTTTTCATTTATATGGTATTTTTAGTTATTTATTCACTAGAAACTGCTATAAAGTAATCTTAAATCATTAGCATCATCTAATGAAAAATTACTTCTCGCAACACCATCACTTTTTAATGTTAATGTTGGTCTAAATGTTCCATTACTAACACTCGACTTTCCCCTAATTACCAAACTAGCAGAAGATGGAGCAAATCTTGGAATATCAATTGGAAGTTTTGAATTCAAACCCATTTTATCACTACCAAGAATATAAAATCCTTCATTTTTTATCTGTATATAATTAATACCCTTACTATTATAATAAAATATAATTTTAGAAACGATGTCTGGTCCAGATGCTATCGTTGTTTGTGGAAATGGATTTGAACTTCCAGTTTTTTCAGTTAAAAGTTTTTCATAATATAAAACTTTAGCAAGATTTTCATTATTCACAATTTGTTGTAACTCAGTCGCAGACAACTTATTTCCTGGTAATCCCCAAGCTTGTTGTATTTTTCTATCTACATCATATTGCGAATAGAGATAATTATACAAACTAACTATTGATTGTGGTTCTGTTCCATCAAATTTTGCCACCCAAGAAGTTCCATTAAAAGTTATTGCCTTCTGTCCAAAGTCAGACTGTGTGGTTGTTTTTGCTTCAACCAAAAGTGCCTGCCCTGGATTAGTAGCAGAAGGTATAGTTAGGTCTGGACCACTTCCAAATCCAGCATTTTTTGGAATATTTTTAAAAACTGATTTTAATTTATTCCTAAGGGTAATCTCATATTGTTTTCCTGCTAGTGCTGGATTGGCCATATAAAAATTCCCCCTTTCTTGTATTTAGAAAGAGGGGATATATTTTTTACAAATTTTTTATCTTTTTCTTAACCGATTCTGGGGTTGCTTTTACACGATACTTAACTTCATCTCTTCTGGAAAGTTCTGTAAGAATTTCAGCAGAAATATCCCATAGTTCTGAAGAATGTCTATGATTATAAGGCCAAGATGTTTCAGTCATCAAATGTCTCCTACCTCACGATTTTCACTATAGTATGCGTCAAAAAATCCTTCGGGATAACGTTTCATTAGTTTATTAATATTCGTTTGAATGACTTCATCAAAAGAAACTTCAAGGGCAATGCAAGCCTGGGCAACATACCACATTGTATCACCAAGTTCTTTAATCAGGTGAGTGCGGGTCTCATCATTCCAAGGTTTTCCTTGAAATAGCATCTTCTTTACAATTTCTAAAAACTCACCACCTTCGGCATTAATTCCAACACCAGCAGTCAATAGTCGTTCAATATTAGCACCTTTCTCATCAAGTTCTACCATACGGTCAGAAAGAGCAAGAAAATCTTTAGATGCGTCACTCGTAACAGCATCTACAAAGTTTTGATATTTACCAAAATCAATTCGTTGAGTCATATTAGTTAAAATTTAAATCCAGAGAATTTGTCTGTTTTTTTGTTTTCTTCATAAGTATACTCTTCCTCTTGTCCAGAGTCAAGTATATCTTTTTGAGCACTTTGTTCTACATCATAAAGACGCATTTTTGCTCTATCAATTCCAACTACAAATCTTTTATTCATTGTTGGGTCATTATATCTATTCTTCAATTGTTTTACCATAATCTGTCCTAGTCCTTCCAACTCTTCTGTGCTAATAAGGGCAAACATAAGATCAGCAGTAGCAGGAAGACCAAAGGATTCACTAGTATCAGTAAGGTCAGGATCAGAGCTAGAAAAACCACTACGAGTAGTCTGGGTAGCGGAAACAATTGGAACATTTGATTCAACTGCGAGACCACGGAGTTCTTCCGCAATTGCTTTAACATAAGAGTAAGAATTGACTGAAAAATTACTCTTATACCTTGAGGACCCACAAATATTAAGGTAGTCAATAAAAATAATATCAGGTTTAAATGATTTCTTAAGAGAGAGTTCATTTAGAAGTGCTCTGAAATGTCCTGCGTGTGCGGAAGCAGTTGGATACTCTTTGATAATCAAAGTTCCTTGTGTCTTCTTCGCAATATTATTTACTTTCGTATCAAACATCATTTTTGGTAATGTTTCGATATCTTTAATATTTACATTCAAAAGGTTTGCGTCAATTCGTTCAGCAATTTTCTCTTCTGCCATTTCAAGCGTAATGTAGAGAACATTCCTTCCTTGGAGAAGAACTGATGCTGCTACGTGACACATAAACAAACTTTTCCCAACTCCAGTTCCAGCTAAGGCAATATTGAGGGTCTTATTAGGAATACCCCCTTTGGTAATTTTGTTAAAATATTCCAAATCAAATGGGATTTTATCTTCTTTTCTGTGATAAGAGTCATATCTTTCTTGGTAATCTTTTAGGTAATCGTGTCCAATGTGGCTATCAAATCCAATAGCAAGTGCTTCTTGTAAAATTGTTGGAATAGAATCTCTAGATTTCTTTTCATCTTGTCCATCAGCAATTTTAATACTTTCCATAAGAGCAAGATAAATTGCTCGGTCTTTACACCACTTTTCAGTAGTATCTATCAACCATTGCTTATCTGCTGGGTCATCATTAAGATTGGAAATATAATCACAAATAATTTTGTAAGTATCTTCTGTAATATCAGTTCTTTTTTCTGTTTCAATCAAAAGAACTTCCTTTGTTGCTAGTTGTTCATAAGCAACAATAAATTTACAAATCTCTTCAAAAACTACTTTCTCGTGAAGATTTTCAAAATATTCATTTTTAATAAAAGGTAATACTTTTCTACAATAATCATTATTGAAAAGTAAATTACGAAGAATTGTAGTTTCGACTTTTTCCATTACTCCTCTAACTATGGATTTCGTTTGTGGTGAGGAGCATCGAATACAAAAGTAATTCTAACCTCATCACCAATATTTTCAGCACTATGGGGAAGTTTATTGTTAAACCAAAAAAAAGTTCCTGGTTCAACAATCATAGTTTCGTCCCCAACAGTATACTTGTATTTTCCCTGAATGGAAAGGTGGTATCTATCCTTTGTAAGATAATAAGTCCCCTCGTCAATATGAGTTCCAACAATCTCACCAACAGGCAAAGAAAGAAAAGCACAACGACGTATTTTCTTAAAATATGTCTTTAAGAATTTTAGAACTTCTGTGTGTTTTTCGTATGCTGGTGTTTGAATACAAATTTCAGTATCACCAACATATTGTCCTTCTTTTTCTATTCCACCCATTATTAATTGAAGAACATCAACCGTAAAAATATATTTTGTCGGGTCAAGTTGTTCTATCTTTTTATCTTTGATATTTTTTTGCGAACCCCAGTCCTCTGGATATTGTTTTATTTGTTCTAATATTTTAAACACATCAATTCCAGTTTTTATAACTCGAATGTTTTTCATTTATAATGTAGATAAGTATGAAGCAAATATTTGGGATTACTTACAGGTGGTTCTGCTTTATGTGGAAACATCCAGAATGGAGGAAACATTACAAGTGTTCCCTGTTTTGGAATAACTGAAACATCTTTAAATCTTGTTTCTCCACCAGTTTCAACATCATTCAAATACCAAAAGAAAGATAAAAATCTTCTTGCTGTTGCGTGATTGACTACATCAACGTGTGTATCAAATTTATCTACACCATCGTTATTATATCTTTTAATTCTAAACTGCTCAAATGCGTGAGTTTCAGGGAAGACACGAGCATCAGCAAATTCATAATACTTATTCTTATATTCAAACGTTTTATGAATTAGATAGTTATGAACGTTTTCTACTTCTTCATTTAACTTACAATTTTCTGTAAGATTAAATTGAGTGAATTTTTGTTTTCCATTATTATCAATTTCTTCATACCTGTCTGGAACTTGTTCGAATAAACTAATAAGAAACTCACAAACATTAGGTTCTATTGAATTTTCATAAATGTGAATAAAATCATTTAACTCATCCATAACTAAACTCTTTTCTTGCTATTTCATCAAGTGCTTGCATTACTTCTGGAGTAAAATACTTTTCTGGATTTTTCAGTATTTCTTTTGCGTAAAGTTTTTTACCGTCCATTTCGTACCTACCCGCAACATTCTTCCACAATCCACCCATTTCTCCAAGTTCAAGCAAACCATAATACCTATCAAGACCACGTTCATCATAGAACAAACGAATTTCAACCTCTTGATTTTCTTTACTTAAACGTGACTTAGCAGTCTTTGCCTTGATAATGTTTCCAATGACTTCTGTTCCATCTTTCTCCTTTTTCTTTGAGAGATGAATGATGGTAGAAGCAGCATACTTAAGACCACTACCACCTCCCATCTCTTTAGTAGGAACGTAAGCACCGATAACATCGTAGGTATGATTTGTTACAATCATTGGAATATTTGCTTGACCAAGTTTCAAAGTAATCATACGGAATGCACCCTTGATCAGTTGGGATTTAGTCATGTCCCTAACTTCCTTATCGTTTAGGGCATCATTAATTTCCTTACTAGTGGAAAGCATTCCCAGAGAGTCTAACACAAACATACAAGGGTTACGTTCTGCTTCCGGTTTTTTCAAATAAAGGTCAACTGCTTTCAGTGCCTTACCACGAAACTCTTCAACTGTGACCACATTGACCACCACGACTCTAGTTGTGTCGATGCCTCTGCTTTCCAATAAGGATCTGGTGATTGCAGCTTCAGTATCAAAATACAAGCAGTATCCAGTAGGATTATTATCAAGGAAATTTTTGACCACTGCCAAACTAAAGAAAGTTTTTCCTGTAGAACTTTCACCTGCGATTGCAGTAATTTTGTTACCAGATACACCACCAAAGATACTCCCAGACACAAGAGCATTAAATATGTACGAACCCGTATCCACATAAGTTTCAGTCTCGTCAATATCTGCTGCAAGTTGTGTGTATTCTCCACCAATCTCTTTTACAATGTCTTTAAGAAAATCCATAGTTATTTACCTTTTTGATATTTGTAATTGAACCAATAGGCCCAAAGTTTATTATATAACTGTTTATTGCCTTTAACAGATTCTATAATATATTTACATTCTTCTTCTGTAATTGGAAGTTCCATTATCCAAAAAATGATTCAAGGTTTACTGTTTTTTCTACTTTCCAGTTAATTGCATCCAAAATTACTTTCATTGGTTCCAAAAATGCTTTACTGAATTGTAAGTCATAATCAATATATTTGTCTAGTCCAAATTCTTTTGGGAATTCTTGAATATAAGAAATAACATTCTCACGAATTGGATTTGGAAGTTTTAAATAGCAAAATTTAATCTTCTCACCATTTTGAATCTTTGCATATTTCTTATCCAATTTCTTTTCTTTAATTAGATGATTATAAAGAATTGCTCCTCTTGCGTGAATAGGAGTTCCCTTACAATAAAGAGTTGATGAAGATTTATGTTTATCTACGTCATTAATTGAACGTGGAAATGAAATTTCTTCTGGGGGAAGTTCATTAAATGCTTTACGAAAATTATCTATAAAAGAAATCATTTCGTCTTCTGTTTTAGTCATTACAATTTTAAGAGCATCCTTAATCTTTTGACGACAAGGAGCAGGAGTAGAAGATTTGACTGCTTCCAATCCCATAATTTTTAATTTAGGTTCATCATACCTAACACCCTCACTATCCCAAACATTCAGAATGTATCGTTTTTTGGCAGTCCAGATTCCACGGTCGGCAATATTCTCCCGTTTCATCTGCATCTTCTGGTCGTATGCATTTACATAGTCTGCCAGTTCTTGGTAAGAACTCTCAATATATTTTTCAAATTCCACCTCACAGACCTTATCAAGGAACCCAACAATTTCTTTAGTAGTTTTTTCTCTTCCTTTGTATACAGTCTCGACAAAAGGACCCATATTAAGGTAAATAGAATCAGTATCTGAAGCAATAACATAATCAACATCATTTGTTTTAAGAATTTTGTTTA